GCAAGGACATACTATTTCAAATTAGTAATACAGGTAACTACTTAGGATTACAATGGTTACGTAATGTATTAGAGCGTAGAGGCTATCGTGTACATGCGGCTGAACATATCTATAGTTTTGCACACATGGACAGCACCATTGTTCCACTGCGGCCTGGACTTGTATTACTGAACAGTACTCGTGTTAACCCAGATAACTGTCCTAAGTTATTTGAAAAGTGGGACAAGATTTACTTTGAAGATTGTATAGCACAAGGAAGTAAAGTTCCCGGTGGAGTTGCTCCATGCAGTCCGTACATTGGTATGAACATACTTAGTGTTAATCCTAATACTATTATTTGTGACAGCAAACAAGAACCATTAATGCGAGTGTTAGAAAAACATAAGATTGATTGTATCCCTGTACAGTTTAGACATGCTATGACATTAAGCGGCGGCCTACATTGTGCTACGCTGGACTTACGCCGTAAGGGTACATTAGAGGATTACTTTTAATGAAAGGCAAAGCACAAAAGATAATTCCATTTTGGAAAGAAGCATTAAAGTCGTATGTGGCAGAACATACTACACCAATTGCTCCACATGCTGTTCCACATGACAATTATAAAGAGCCGGCAATCATGTTGAAGCAATCGTTTAACGAACAGTTGCCAGAGTGCTGGACAAAGTTTTACGATGCGTTATATGTAGAAGAAGGTAGTGTGTGCTGGCTAACTCTTGAACCAAGAGAAATGATACCTGTACACCAAGATGGCTTCTACATGCTTAAAACTAAAAAGAATGTTCCAGTCGAAGAATGTATACGTTATCTAGTAATGCTAGAAGACTGGGCACCTGGACATATAGTTCAGTTGGGTGACCTAGTACTAACAGATTGGAAGGCTGGAGATGTTTGGTACTTTGATAGTGAAGTGGAACATTGGGCTGCAAACTGTGGCTCAACTAACTTTTATAGTTGTCAGGTTAGTACACTAAAATGAATCGTTTAAAAATACTAGACATACTAATTGGCAGTAAGTGCAATCTTGCGTGTCATCAGTGTGACACACGAAGTGATATCATTAAAGACACTAGTTATGATGATAGCATTGAACAAATCATTGATAGTGTTACTTTGGCTCAAAAACATTTCAGTGTAGAAACATATTCTATGTTAGGTGGAGAGCCGTTGCTGTACTTAGATCAAATTAGAGAAGTTGTCAAACACATTAGAAAAACAGATACTACAGCTCGTATAGTAATACCTACAAACGGCATGCTTTTAGACAAACGTAGTGGAGAACTTGCTAGTATTATGTTGACGTACAATGTATCGTTATATGTTTGCAATCATTTTGCATCGTTTGAAGATCAAACTTTGACAAACAAAGTTTTTAGTTCAGCTATTGAATTTGCAAATAAGTTACAGTTAACTCCGTATGACAGGGATCAATTCATAGCAGACATAACTGGAAATCCTGTTAAAGAAGAACAAAGAAACTTTAACGGAAACGAGCTAGTGTTTAGCAACGGTAAAATACAAGTGTGGGTTAGGGACCAGGGAGAATTTCATTCTCACCATTATATGTCTGCCACAGGACCAAAACCTTTTATGAGTGGCAATCCTGAAGAATCTTATAAAGAAGGATGTTGTAGTCCGTTTTGTAATTTCTTAAAAGATAAAAAATTATACAAATGTGCAGCATTAGGAACATTAGAAAAGTTTTTAACAACACACAATGCATTAAATGATCCCGATTGGCAAAAATATCTTGCATATAAGCCTGTAAATTTAGAAACAGCAACGGACGTTGATATAACAAATTTTGCTAATAATATCTATAGTGCCAGTGATGTTTGCGATATGTGTCCAAGTAACAACAAACATATTTTTGTAAAAACTCCAGACAAGGTATTGCCCATTAAAGAAATAAGATGAACATATTAGAATTTAATCCTCAATGGAAAACTGGCATTGCCTTTTGTTTTGTAGACAATACAAGGCATTACTTGCCTCACATCAAAGAATTGATTAAGAATCAAGCAGATGGATGTTTAGTTAACATTTATAATAAAGGGTATACTGTATTCCAATGGATTGATGAGGATGCGTTGCTACGACATGCAGCTAGTAAAGGCTACAAACATGCTGTTGTATTAAGTACAGGAACTGAGTTTCTAAATGGTCATGCGTTCTTTAATGCACTCGAAGAACTAGTCAAACAAAAGTTTTTTGTTGCAGGCCATGTGTTAGACAGGAAAGATGCATATTACGAATTACACCATCAATGCTACATAGTTAATCTTGAAGTTTATAATATGTTAAATCAACCAGAAGTAGGAAAACAACAACTAGGATCTCAGCATAGGCAAGACGTCCCGTGGCGTAGTGTGGACAATTGGCATGATGATTACACTCCTAAGACAATTATTGGTGGCGACCAAGTTAAAGAATACAATCATAAATGTCACGGTTGGAATATACTAAAACAAGCATTTGATAAAGACTTACCTGTACTAGTGTTTGATGAAAGTATACGCAACAATAAAAAACACTTTTATCCAGAAAGTCCTGAGGATTTTAACAAACAACTAGGATGGGCATATTACAGACTAAACTATTGTCAATCTACCTTTGTACATACTTCAAATACTGAAACAATAGATGTTCCAACTAACATTTATAAACAGGTTGTAACACCTGCAAGTGGAACATGGTTTACTAACTACGTAGATGCTGGGTCTATTGTAGTTTTTTACGACTACAACGAAAAAGCATTGGAATATTGGAAACAACAAGTGCCTGTTATAGAAGGTGTAACTTACAAGTTTGTTTTATGCGATTTATTAGGAATTGACAACTTAGTTGAGCATCTTGAAAATATCGATAGCACACTAGTACACCTATCAAACATCTTTAATTACGAAGCAACGGTTTTCTTTTATAGTACGGAATATAGAGATTACAAAGAAAAAGAATTGTTAAAGAATCTTAAAGAAAAAATTCCTTCTGCTACTATATTCTTTAATTTAAGAGCCAAACCCTTTGACACTATTCCAAGTTGGCATTTGTCTTAAGACTGTTTATTGAATTAACAAAATACTCTTTACTAACATTCCAATCAGGAACTGACAAATATGTTTCCATATAAGATTCTAGCAAAGGGTTTAATCCTGTAAAATCTTCTTGTCTGTTTTCATTTAATTTATTGTGGTAGTTAATGAAATGTCCAAATAAATCTTCTCCATCCTGCATCATGTAGTTAATTAACATAGGATATCTATCACCCATTGCCAACTTAACTTGCTCCTTATAAGCAAGAGGCAAATGCTTTGCACTTAGATGTAATGGAAATTGTACCACTTGGGTATCAAACCACAAGTTAGGAAATCTATCTTTTAAAAAATCTTCAAGCAAGTGTAATACATTTATGTTGTATATTCCTACAGCACTATGCACCATCATTTTAGTAGATCCAGGAAGGCGTGTTTCAAATACATTATTATAATATTCTAAATTTTTAACAAGCTCATCAAAATCTGATCCAGAACGCATTATATTATTAAGAGGCCCGTAGGCATCTATACTAATTTGCATTTTTAAAAAATTACAATTTAATAATGCATACTCCATATTTTCTTTTGGAAGTGTTGTACCGTTAGTGCTAAGGCGTAATTCAATATTTTTTATTATATTGTTATCTTTTAATTCTTTTAAAAATTCATCAGCGTCAATACTAAGCATAGGCTCACCGCCGTAAATATCAACTAGTTCAAGTTTGCTTATATCTACTTGTTTATAAGTATGATTCTTTAAATATTTTTTGTCAGCCAACGTAGTTCCAAACATGGCCATTTCATCATCGTACCATAAATGACTATGAGAACTACCGCAACTACGGCATTTTAAATTACATACATTATCGAAGAATATTTCTACAATTTTTAAATCATCCGATACGGTGTAACCGAACTTTTCAATGGCATGTTGTCGCATAGACATAATGCCGCTAGCTTCTTCCGCCGGGCATTGGCATCCATCTCCGTGTTTCCCAGTTAACATACCTTGTCTTAATTGATTCATGTATTCGCTATTACGTACTTCAGTTAAAGGAATAACTTTTTTAAATGGAGCAGAATTCATATACTGTCCGCAAGGCAATACAGTATTATTAGGTTGCAAACTAGCACCCATAAAAGGAAACGGACAGTAAGTGTTTTTATTCATACTCTGTTATTAATAACATAATACGCGGTGTGTGACCAATATTGGCAGCACCGTGTATGTCTGTCTCATTTTCAAATTGAAATACATCGCCAGCTTTATATCCTGATATCATCTCGTCTTTATAAATGAACACATGGCCAGCGGTATAGTCTTGTAATGGCATCCAGTAACGCTTACACGGTTTATCGTGTGCGTGTGGATCTGTGTGCATAGGCATGTATTGCCCAGGCATTAATTTTGTAAACCACCAATGTACATTGCCCGTAGTCCAAGAAGGAGTAATAGCTAAATTTAAATCTTGTTCTTCATACACCCACCAGTTAACAGCGTTTAAGTCATAGCCTGCCATTTCGTATCTACTATATTCAGCAGACTCTACAGCAGTAGCAGGCGGCCAATCACGTGGGCGAGCTTGTCCGTCTAGTGTTAGTATTTTGTGTTCCCACAGCGGATCAATCCATGTAGAATAATTACCAATAAATTTCACATTAACCTCTCATCTGCTGTTTAAAAAATATAGTGCTGTCTGTTCTAATTTGATTATTAGTAATATAATTATCTAAAAATTCATTAGGTAATTTTTCGTTTCGTAGTCTATCAAGACTGTTATGAAAATTTAAAAAATGACCATATACGTCTTTGTTTGGTATATTGATTGCTTCTAAAATATCTTTGTATTCTGGTCCAAAACTTTCTATTATAGGTCTAACAGAATCTTTTAAATCGTTGGGCATATTTTGAACTGCTAATTGCTCAGGCCATTGTAATAATCTGTGTTCTACTATAAAATGTGGATAGTGTTTAGCAAAGTAATCCTCTACTTCTCTAATACAATTAACATTATAGATGCTAACAGTAGAATGTATGATAATTGTATGTGTATCTTTTTTATACAGTTTATTTAAAAATTCAATATTTTTTAATACTGTTTCAAATTTTGAACCACTTCTAAAATAATCGTTTAGTTCGCCTATCGCATCTATGCTAATACTAAGATATAACTTCTTTGTTTTTGATAACGCATCAAACACTGTATCTGAAGGAGCAGTATATCCGCTAACAACAATACCCATATCAATATTCTGAATTATTTCTTCATCTACCAACTTGCCTAAAAATCTTTCTACATTTTTACTAAGAAATGGTTCTCCTCCCGAGATATCAATTTCTTTTAAACTAGAACAGTCTATATCAACAATGCTTTCTACATACTTTTTATCTATAAAAGGCTTACCGTAAATTTCTGTTTCATCACTGCGCCACATATGGCTTGTGTAACTACAGCAACCTCTACATTTTAAATTGCAAATATTATCAAATGTAACTTCTAATAGTTGAGGTTTTACTTCGTGTATTATACCATACTTTTCAATTGCATCTTGTCTTTTAGATTTGCTACCAATTTGTTCAGCAAAACGACATTGTTGGCACCCTGCTATTTCTTTCCCTGAAAGCATATCTTCTCTAACTTGCTCAAGTGGTATAGGTGCACCTTCCCAATGGCAGCAGGGTCTTATTTCTCCAGGTAGTATGTTTAAACCTATCCAAGGTAGTGGACAATATGTTTTAGACATCAATAACTACCTAAATGATCTATTCCTAGTTTTTTTCTAAACTCGTCTGTAAATTTACAGTCAACACGTAACGCATAGTCTTGTTCGCCTATACTATCGCCGCCGTGCCAGTCTTCATCATTCCAAAATCCAGCGTTACTATTAATGTAGTGTTTGTTTTCAGTATCTGGATCCCAGATGTAAAATCCACGCTTGGTTCTAAAACGTATGTGTATAAATTCGTTACGGTGTTCTGTATACGAGTTCTTTCCTAGTACACCATTGTTGGCATCTAAGTCTCTGTGTTCAAACCCTAACCCATTGTGGTCGCAGTGAAAGAATATAACACGACCAATTTGGCTAATAATGTTTTGTTCTACTAGATTGTTAACCCATGCTACTACACCTGGAAAATATTTGCTTTCTTCTGTAGGATCACGTTTAGCACTACGGTCGTTCCAATTACCTTGTTCCCAAAGGAAATAGTAAATGTAAGGATCACTAGCACCCATAACCATCTTTAAGTAACGAGTAAAGGTATTACGATTTTTAAAATTACTCAAGTCTGTAAAGTACATAGGATCGCCAACAACACGAATAGGATCAGTCTCGGGTAATGCCAAATATTCGTCTACCGCCTTGTAAATTGGTTTCCAGTTAACTATATAACTAGCATCTTTCCAATCAAATCCAGGCTTCATCCAAGTACCTTCTTTAGCATAATCTCTCGCCAAAGCAAAGCCCTTACATATTTCTGGGTGTAAGTTTTTGAACCCATCTATATCCAAAAATGGGTCTAAGTTTATATAAGGCTTACCGCCAATACCTTTTATCATGCACATACTTATCTAATAAGTAGTAGCATGGAACACATCTTTGAATACTACTATAATAATGTGCCTGGTAAAGGGCTGTGCCGAAACAATTTAATCTATACAAGTTTGATTAGCAAAGATAAAACTGTATTTTGCCAGCACTACTCAAACGATACAGAATACCATCAAGGGCAGAATCAAATAGTTGATCCGGAATTAATGGAGGAAAAATGGTTACGTGAAGTAAACTATGTTACACAGATGCGTAATGCTTATCCAAAGTTAGTTCCGACAATAACAAAAATAGATTTAGAAAATCGTAAACTCTATTTTGAAATTCAAGGTGTTGACTTTTGGCAACAAACATTGGATAACAACTGTACATACGATGACATCTTACCTGACTGGCGTAAACAGATGTTGGAAATATTCAAGGCTCATAAATCATTAGGAATTTACAAATACAGTTTACATCCAAGCAGTTACTTTGTAGTCAACGGACAACTTAAAAGTATCAATTACTTTTTTTGTTATAACAACACAAGTGCTCCAATCAGTTTACGTAGTGTTATGAGTCATATTAGTGAGGATAGACAAGCAGACTTGTTTCCTAAAATGATTGCCTTAGGTATTAACGTAGATGCTCCTACACCACATGATCAAATACAACAGTTAGCGTTTGAAAGTTTTAAAACGAACTTTCCTGCGGACTTCATGGACGAATGTAAAAAACTCTATGTATAAGATTGTACCTTGGACAGAAGATTTAAATTTAACCGAGTTCTATTCGGAAGCAGAACAGCGCGGCTTTGCTAACAATGCTAGCCAACGGGCAATGATAGACTGCTTTCGTAATGAGCCAGAATGGGCGGCATGGATACTATACCATGACAACAAGGCTGTCGGTAGTGTTGCCGCACATTCTTTTACAGTGATGGGTCCTAATGCTTATCGTGTACTAGCACGTACTTGTACATTTGGAACTGCTAGGCCTAACAGTGGACTTATTACACCCAAGAGGTTAATTGCCGAACATCAAAACTTAACGGATCAATTTTTGTTACCTGCTTGTATTAACTGGGCAAAAGGTGAATTGTATGCTACCAGCAACGAAAGCACAGTAGCAAGTCAACGCCTAGTGCATAGACATTATTTTCCTACACTGGCTAAGTTGGGTATTGTGGATCGTGTTGGTGAAATAAATTATCGTAACACAGACCAAACAGTGTGGCGTATATACCCAGATAAGTTTCTTACTAACTTAGAACGTTATCCTAGATGGCTTTAATGGGGATGTTTCTAAACTTCTTTTTAAAGTTTGGATCTAGTGTAAACTTTATATTTGGAAGTTGAGGGCCTTGTTTATCGAAGGCACACAGTTTACACACTTCAATAGATTTTTTCAAATCTTGCTCTATAAATTTCTTTACAACTTCATATCCATCTAACGGATCACAAGGTATATATTTTTCTAACAGTTGTTGCGCTTCAGGCACGTACTTTACCTGATGTTTAGCTTCTGCATAGTTAGTAACCGCGGGGCAATGATACATTATTCCGTGTTGAATATTATATTCAGTATGCCATATGCAGGCTTCAAAACTTTTGTCTTGGTCTCCGCCCATATGAAAATGTACAGTTCCATCTTCAACATGATGATGATAAGGCTGGAAAAAGTGTATAAAATGTTCGTAACGTAAAATCAGTTTATCATTTAAGAAATACTTAGTTGCTCTATTTTGTTTTATAGGTATGTATTCTTCTTCAACAACTGTTAATGAATCAGCCCACGGCTCAAGCACTTCCAAAACATCTTTCTTTAATTTTTGGTATTCCTCTTCGCCTTCGTAATGACAAGATACTCGCAAGTGTGCGTTGCCATCGCTCATAATAAGATGCGCTAAGTCCTTACGTTTCACTAGTTTTGAACCATTCGTTGGAATTTCTATATGTGCATTAGGCCATAGACGTCGCATGTTTAAAAACCATTCATCTAAGTTTGGGTGTAAAAACATTTCTCCACCAGCAAATGCTACATTGTCTGTATCTAAATACTCTGCCCATTTTTCCCAACGTTCTGCACTGTCACTCCACGCAAAGTTTCCAGTGAAATCGTAGCAGGCTAATCCACCACAGTGGCTGCATGTCATGTTACATATATTGTTTACTACTACTGACAGGTATGTGTCTAATTTAATTTTTTGATTCATATTGTATACGTGTAGTATCCAGATTAGGGTTAATGCGTGTTAACTCCGACATAACTTGCGGAGTTAGTTTCCATCTAAATTCAATTTGTCTAATAGTTGGCTTCTGCGCCCAGAATATAATCGTATCAACAATGTCATCCTTAGGTGTAGTGTAGTCACTAACAAAGGCTGTTGGATCGTTGCCTTCAACAGTTGTACCTTCTATGAATCCTAAATCTAAATGTAGCAACGGAATACCATTAGGGTTCAAACTAATAAGTCTACAGGCTTCCGCTAGTGCTTGTTTATCGTGTACATATTGTGTAGGAATAAGTTCTGGGTAGAAACGGCTTACACTACCCATGACTACCATCATGTCTACTTTATCTTTAAGTGCTTCAACTAATTTTAACTGCTGACTATCTCTGTAGGCATTGTTAATAAACAGTTCGCAGCCTGCGGCTTCTTCTACAATTTTATCAAAGTCTTTGTCAATATCATATCCATTACTACGGCTCATACCTACAATTTCTCTACAACTAATTTCTTTAAATTTGTCGTAGATTGCCTTACCAACACCGTGTGTATGGCCAGTTATAATAATTTTCTTATCCATTAGGATCTCCGTGAACAAAGGATACACATGTAATGTTAGGGTTATCTAGCCAAAAATCAATTGTTCGTTTAATCAATTCTGGATTGTTATAACTTGCTCCTGTTAGTTCTAACAATAAAATGTCTGCTTTGCCTTTTAGTTTTTTATTAGCAATTTCAAGTACACGAGTTTTTAATTCTTTTTTGTAATGACTATACAGCGGCATATCTGGGTCAGGATAGTCGGCAGCAACACTACCCATGACTATCATTTTGTTTACACTAACATATAGTCGGTTAAACAAATTAAGTTGTAGGGCATCATCATACGCATTGTTAATATACAAGTCGCAACCAATTGCGGATCTTATCTTATCATCCGCTCGGTTGAGTTCAATAACTTCGCAGCCTTTACTGATAAAATGTTCAGCTAGAGATTTTCCAAGGCCGCGAGTTGTTCCAGTGATACAAACTTTAAGCATAGGTAACTTTAAACTCCGATGATATAAGTTGTTTAAATTCTTCAAGCAGTTCTCGTTCTAGTTTAAATTTTAAACTGAATGTAGTATGAGCAAAGTCTGATAGTTTGTATTTCTGATTTGCACGATTTAAAAATGGACTAAAAATTTTATCAAACTTATATCTAAAGTCGTGCTGTTCGTAAGCTGGCTCCATACTAATGCTAACTAAATCGATAGGCTGGCGACTGCGGCGTAATGGCTCGCGTACTACTAATTGCAAACGTGGAATGGATCCATAATTAGTGGCCGCGTGAATACGACTAGCATCCATATAAGCCCAACGATAATCTCTTTCACATTTATACATGACTTCATCGTCTAAATTAATCAAGTATGCTTGCTCACCTGTTAAGTTTAAGTGCCATCGATTATCTATATCGGCATGAGCCATATAACTTTCGCCTGGTTCCATTTTAATAATACGTGCTTGCCCAATGCTCATTGGCATAGAGTTTAATACTTGTTCCCAAAGTGTGTCTTTGTACAAGTCTTTAATCTTCCAAGTATCGTAAAAGAAATCACCTGTTGGCTCATTAAGCACAGTACTTCCTGTAATTGGATGTTCATTAAGTGCTTGTTCAATTAGTCCTGGCGGACATTGCCACAGTTGTTTAGTAATCATGAAATATTTATGTGCTACTATAATAGCTTAAATATATCATGGACCTGTATTTAAACCAAAATTGGAAAAGAATTGGCATCAGCCTAAGCGGCGGCGCAGACAGCGCATTGCTGGCATATTTAATATGTTCAAACACTGATGCAGATATACACTTTACAAACCAAATTAGACTTTGGAAAACACGCCCATGGCAAGAGCACGTGGCCGATAACGTTATTGCTTGGTTTAAAGATCGTTTTAAGAATAATTTTTATTTGCATAGAAATCTCATTCCATCAGAATTAGAATGGGCTGATAAAGGACCGACTATTGTAGACGAATATGGCAAATTGAAAAGTGGCAATCAAATTATATTGAGATCACATAATGAGTACATTGCACACAAATATAAATTAGATGCATTGTATGGAGGCATTAATAAAAATCCAGACATTGAAATTGAAGGATCTTTAGCTGATCGAAATGAAGGACACATTCCTCCTCATTTTATACACAATGGTATTGACATTTGTCATCCGTTCGTGTATACTAAAAAAGACTGGATAATCAAACAGTATTTTGAAAATAATATCGAAGACCTTTTAAATTTAACTCGTAGTTGTGAGGGAGAATTTGAAGGCATCAATTATAACACATACACACCAGGACAACATATTCCAACATGTGGAGAATGCTTTTGGTGTAAAGAACGAGAGTGGGCACTATCATGTCTAGATTAATAACCTTTGGATGTTCGTTTACATACGGACAAGGATTACCCGACTGTATAGAATCAAATGCAGGGTGGACTAAACCCAGTGAGTTTGCATGGCCAAACGTACTGGCAAATAAACTAAAATATAAACTTGAAAACCAAAGTTTCCCAGGGTCGAGCAATTTAGAAATTCTTTATAAAATACTTGGTTTTAAATTTGAGCCGACTGATACCGTAGCTGTTATGTGGACTTCTCCTATTAGAGATATGTATTTTCACAACTTTGGTAAACCTTATCGGAGATTAGGAGTATGGATGAAGGATGCATTTGCAAAGAAATGGATTGCATCGTTAGACGAACATGATTATACGCAAAGAACTTGGATATACATTCATCATGCAGACTTGTACTTCAAAAGTTTAGGTGTCAAATATATTCATTGCCCTTCAGATCGTTACAAAAACAAACCTGAGCATTTAAACATTGAAAATCTTTATCTTAAAAATATGATAAAGGTTGATAGAGCAGCCGATGATGCACATCCGGGTATGCAGTCTCACTTCCAAGCAGCTGAAAGAATTTTTAATTATATAAATGAATAATAGTAAAACATTTTGTATGCATCCTTTTACAGGATTGGCAACACGTGAAGACGGCGCAATTAAAGTCTGTTGCCGTAGCCAACCTATTGGCTGGATACAGGACGATACTTTAGAAAATATTTGGAATGGCCCTATAATGCGTCAAGTTCGCACACAAGTTTTAAACAGTGAGCGGCCGGATGTTTGTAAGCCTTGTTTTGATTTAGAAGACCAAGGCGTTGAAAGTTTACGTCAGCGACATATTAGCGGTGTTATTCCAGAAGCACGAATTAATTTATATCCAGATACACCTTTACAAGAAATTATGCCGTTTGAATTTCCCACTATGGAAATTAAACTTAACAACCTGTGCAACTTAAAGTGTCGTATGTGTAACCCCCTAGACAGTACTAGCTGGCAGGATTGGGATAAGGTTGTTCCGTTTTACAAAAAAGAAAACAACTACCTTGTTCCTACTGTAAGTCGCTTAGTCAACAAACCTGGAAAATATATTGGACCATTTGATGACACAGACAACTGGTGGGAATCATTTGAAAAATTAATACCACATTTTAAGCGAGTTGAGTTTGCAGGTGGCGAACCACTAATGGATCCGCAACATTACAAAATACTCGACATGCTCAAACCATATGGTAAGAACATAGAAATTAAATATGCCACTAATGGCACAACACTTGGGATAAACCAAGGAAGAACTATACATGACTACTGGCCTCATTTTAGAAGCGTTGCCGTTAACGTCAGCATTGACGGCATTCACGATGTTTACAATTACATACGTGGCAACGGTGATTTTAATCAAGTTGAAGAAAACATTAAAGAAATAAAAAAGATACCAAATGTAAGTCGTGTAGTTGGAGCATTTACGGCACAAGCTGGTAACATACTACAAGCCGCAGAATGCATTGATTATTTTATTAACAAAATGGACATAGTATTTTATAGCCATCGTGTAAGTTACCCTAACTGTTTGTCAGCTCAAGTTTTACCTAATGACTTAAAAGCACTAGCCATTACAAAATTGTTAGCAGTCAAATCGCAGATAGATACATGGGACGCAATTAAAAAGAATCCGTTGCTGGGTAAAGTAACACATCAACAAATACAAGATAATATAAACTACTTGCAATCTAAGGATCAATTTAATTTGTGGCAAGACTTTTTAGATTTCAACTTTGCTCTCGATGCTACACGTAATCAGAGTCTATTAAGTGTAGTACCGGAGTTTAAGCCATATGCTTAAGGTAACAAGTCGCTGGGATCATCAATCAAGTGTTAAGGTAGAATGGAATCTTGGCAAACGTTGTAACTATGATTGTAGCTATTGCCCGAGTAGTATCCACGACAATACTAGTCCGCATACTGACATAGAAATACTTAAACAGACTGTTGACAAATTGGTAAAGTTAGGCAAGCCAATACGTCTTAGTTTTACAGGCGGTGAGCCTACAGTACATCCTAAATTTCCCGAGCTAATTAAATATTGCAATTACAAGGGCATTAATTGGATTAGTGTAACAACTAACGGAACATTGCCTTATGAATTTTATGCTAGTTTGTCTATAGATCAATTAGTGTTTAGTTTACACTTAGAATACGACTGGCAACGTGTTTACAATACTATGAGTAAAGTTGTTGACATGACAAAAATCAAAGTAATAGCACAAATTATGTGCCATCATGATTACCAGGATGCAGCAGTAACAATTTTTGCTAGATGTCTGACTCATAAAATACCTGCTACATTAAGACGTATAAGATGGACAGAAGGTGATCACGATTTGTTTGACGACATGCGATATCATCCAGATTATTTAAATTGGATTAAGCAACAAGAAGCAACAGTGCAGGGAAATTGTATAATAGACAACGAGAAAATTATACACGCCAACGATGTTATTAAATTGCACTTAAACAAATATAAAGGGTGGACTTGCAACGCAGGTATAGAAAGCCTAATGATAAATTGGGACGGAGATGTACACAGAGCGACTTGTAGAGTCGGTGGTAGTCTAGGCAACATATATGAAGGCGACTTCGTTGCACCTAGCGAACCCGTAACTTGTGACCGTAATTTCTGTACCTGCGCGGCAGACATTCCATTAACAAAGGTTAGTAATGATAAAGACAACAGCAATTAACGAAAAAGTTCAATCCAGTATGATGATTACTTGGGACACAGGCCGTAGGTGTAACTACGACTGTACATACTGCGATGCAACTAGACATACTAATTATAGTAAACATTCTAGTTTAGATGAACTTTTAAAGACTTTTCATTTTGCAAAAGAGTGGTATGAAACTTATACAGCTCATCGTGCAAATCCAGTGTACGATCCAGGCATTGATTTTACTGGTGGGGAGCCGACTAACAATCCTAATTTTTGGAAGTTAATTAAAGAGATTAAAAATATTGATAATCGCTGGAGACTAAGTTTAACTACCAATGGCACGTGGCATTATAAACGTATGGATACTGTGCTTGATACATTGTTTGGCCTATCAATAAGTTATCATCCAGAAGCAGATAAAAAATTAAAGGATCGTGTTTTAAAAAACATTGTTGAAATTGCTCAGACTAATCTGTGGTTACAAGTTAACGTGATGCTTCATGTTGATTACTGGGATGAAGTTGTACAAGTATGTGACTTTTTAGATTCTAAAGGAATCAAATATAATCCTGTTCCTATTGGCGATGGCAATAAGGCTATTAGCGGATGGTTCATCGACGCAGATGGAAACAACAGACGTACAAGCCATGTTTACAACAAAGAACAACAAGAATGGTTTTGGAAGAAAACTAACTTTAAAGGTTCAGCTAGCGACAGCAATGAAGGTACGAACATTGGTCGTAAATGTTGTGGAGGTAGATGCTTAGTAGGAAAAGTAGATGATGAATGGCAAGATGTAAAATTAGTCGACAATCATTTCAAAGGATGGAGCTGTACAGTTGATTGGTACTTCCTACATATTAATCAAGAATACGGAGATATATTCCATCATCAAACTTGCCGAGCGTTACACGGTGAAAAGATAGGTGCTATTGGTAATCTTAAAGATAGCGAACAACTTATTATAGATTTAAAAGAACGTTTAAAAAACCCAACACCCATCATTTGTCCAAATCAACGATGTGGATGTGGCATGTGTACACCTAAAGCAAAAGACGAAAAGGATTTTAAAGTAATATGGGCCTCACTAGTCAAATAATTCCGATTATAAAAGACCTACAGGGAAAGTTCTGCGAACGCCCGTTTAAGTCAATCGCCATCAAAGAAGATGGCAGTTGTTGGCTATGCTGTAGTTCCTGGCTACCAACTCAGATTGGTAACCTTTACGATAATACGTTAGAGGAAATATGGCACGGAGAGAAAGCAACTGAAATTAGACAATCAATATTAGACTACAGTTTTAAATTTTGTAATCACTCTGTATGTAATGACATTGCTGACAACAGTTTACCGGATAGGGAAGGTACTCCCGTTGTAGACGAATACCCATCACAAATATTTTTTGAAAATGACTTGAGTTGTAACCTAAGTTGCCCAAGTTGTAGAACTAAAAAAATATACGATACAAGCGGTCCGGAGTATGAACGTAAAAAAGAATTACATGAAAAGATTATTAATTTTATTTTTGACAAACCGCACGATAAAAGAATTGTATTAGAAATTACCGGTAGTGGAGATCCGTTTGGATCAAAGATATTTCGAGATTTCTTAACAACATTTGACCCGACTCCGTGGCCTAATGTTATATTAGATATACAAACTAACGGTGTTTTGCTTACGCCGACAAACTGGAAACGTATAGAAAAGTGGCATAGCAAAATTAGAGCGTTACGTATTAGTTTTGATGCATCGACAGAAGAAACATATAATATTGTTAGACAAGGCGGCAATTGGCCAACTTTGTTATTAAACTGTGATTATATAAACAGTAAAGTGGCAAACAGACCTAACATCTATGTTATGACACAATTTGTTGTACAGGATCTTAATTATAAAGAAATGCCCGACTATGTTAAACTAATTTTAGAAAGGTATCCAAATTTTTATAGTATTGGATTTCAGTTAGCTATAGATTGGAATACATGGGACGAGCAGACATACAAACAAAGAACTGTATGGAGTAACGTACATCCTGAATTTGCAAAATTTCAAAGAGTTCTAAAAGATCCAATTTTTAAAAATAATAAAATTAGACTGAATAATTTAGCAAGTGTGATAGTTCAGGAAAAGTAGACTTAAAGTCTGTTCCTCGAGAAGTTTCTAACGTTTCTATATACTCTTTAAATGCTGGCAGTTGTGCAGAATGATCCTCGGCGTCCATAAAGTCTAGTACTGCTTGCCAGCGTTTCCACCCGTAAGGATTGTTCTTCCAAAAGTCTTCGTCTTGTCTATAGTTCTCGTGTAACCAATTAGCAAGTTCAGCAAAGCTTCTACGCACTTCTGCTTTATCCGCCGCTGGCAGTAATCTAATACTAAGGAATGTTGGAATGTACAACAAGTGCATATTAACAATTCCACCGCCAGCTTGTATTCCACCAACTGTATTTTCTAAATTAACTTTCTTAAAGTTCTGCGTAATCTTCCACTTAGCAAAGTCTGCTAAGTGTTTAATGTTTAATATCTGTATAGCTGTGGCAATACTAACTTGGATGTTGTCGGGAGTGTTGTCCAGTTTGTGAAGGTTTCGCTCGATAGTATCCCAATCACTAGGATAACGTATATAATAATTGCGGTCACCGACAGCATCAATGCTAAAGCCGACTTTAACTTTTTTAAATTTTTTCCATAGCTCGATAATTTCATCATCTACTAATAATCCATTTGTGTTGTAACGTATAAGAATTTTGTCGGCATATCCTTGACGAATAATTTCTTCGAGGAACCATTTATGTTCACGAATCATTAGTGGTTCGCCGCCAGCAAAGTATACTTGCTTTAGATTAGGAATCTGTGCGTACATCTCCTTCCAGAAATCTGGATTTTCATGCCATTTATTATTGAAATCTTTTCTATCCCAAGCCATTTGTTCTTTAAGTTCTTTAGCCTGAAATAATGGATATATCTTTTTATGTTCGCCTACCCATTGACTGCTGTCGTGCGGACTACACATAACACACTTGAGGTTACAAGTATGACCTAAACGTAAGTCTAAGTAAACAAGGCGTTCAGGTATTGTGCCATCTTCTTCTGTTTGTTTAATAAGCTCTTCGACATCAATACCGTCTTCCATCCAAGAACCTGTTTCCCAAATGCGTTTACTAGCAACACCTTTAGATTCTTCAGCAATACACTTACTACAACTAGCAGGTATCTTTCCTTCCAACATAGTCAAGCGTACATCCTTCATGTACTCGTTGTTCCAGGCACTCATAGGAGTTTCACGTCCAAAGTTTGCTGGCTGACCTCGTTCGTTCTTTACTAGCCCGACTGTATGATTCTCTCCTGCACCGCTTGCGTTAGCACTACAGCATAGTCGCATATCTCCATTAGGACGGGTGGCAAAATGTATCCATGGCAATATGCAGAAAGTCTTGCTCCCTGATACTACTTCAATTTTGTCTTGCCATTGTTTAATTTTGTTCATGCAGGTGTATCTTGTAATATATTAAAAAAATCAGATCCCATGTGCATTTCAACAATGTTTCTTAAATTAGGATTCTCATACATATCTCTTAGCTTATTAGATAATACAACATTTTGTCGTTGTATCTCCATGAACTTATCTAAATAAAACGGATCCGTAATGATTACTTTTTCTTCCATAATGTTACCAAATGTTAAACAAATATTTTGGAACTAACCCACAATTAGTTCCGGCGTGCCATAAACTACGGCTATCCCAACGATATACAGTTCCTTGGGGTTGGTTATAAAAACATTGGTCGTCAGCTATAAACACATGACCAAATGCTGGCTTGCCCATATGACAATGCCAACGAGGTTTAGTTGGTTCTTTACTCAGTCTAGCTTCATCGTCATTCACGTCCCAATGCCACGGTGCAAAGTATCCAGGCCATATTCTACTGATCCAACAAGAATGTACTTTTTCTAATCCAACATATTCAGCAAACGTATCTACAATACTTTGATCAAAATTGTGGCCAGGAAAAAACATTTCCCATTCAACTGTTCCACCTTCAGCAGGAGTTTTATAACCAGCTGCTTCCCACATATCAGTTATAGGACTTAATCCTGGAATAGGATCACCTGCTTTGTGTTTAGGCCCAATATTATTGGGAGAAATGTTTCTAGGTATTTCTGGCATCCATTCAGTAAATTCTGGAAGTAGTTCGTGTTCTGCTCGATGCACTATTTGAACTGTAGAAAGTTCTAATATTAATTTATCCCAATCTATTATATCACATATTCCAACACGTTCAATCATTGTCGTGGTCTCCCTAAAAAATGAAATAAGTATTGAGGCCACATACCGCAATTGGTTCCAGCATGATAATCCCTATAGTGATCCCACTCATATACTAAATGCTGTTCAACTAAGTGAAAGCAATCGTCTTTTAATATCAGTATGTTTCCAAAATGCGGCTTGTCAATAAAACAAACATAACGAACCAGTGGTCCTAACTTTAGCCACTCTTCTTCATGGTCTTCGACATCCCAGTGATAAGGCACACACCGACCCGGCATTACCTCACTGACAAAAACTCTCAAAGGATCTGCATTTACTAAATCAGCAAATTTTTCCTGAACAGAAATATCAAAATGTTCACCTGGATAGTAATCCCACCATTCAATGTTGGATAAGTTATAATGAGCCTTTTTCCAATTGCCGATAACTTCCTTGTAAGATTTTAATAAGGCAGTGTCATCTTCCCAATTAGACTCTGAGCGATCTACAACACTAGTAACTGTATTGTGGTCACCGGTGCGAGGCTGAATATTTTTAATAATATCGTCCCAGTCAATTATTCCTAACGTAGATCCTACCTGCTTAGGCATCAAACATCTCCTTATATATGAATCCCATATCTTCGTTGCCCCACTTAACGTGTACACCAAGTGATTGCTTGAACATTGTTTCAAGATTATATTTACCGCTAACTAACTCGCCTGTCTCATCTAAACGGAATTGTGCTGTACTGTGTATAATGCCGTCCATGTACTTTGCTTCAATAAACGGGTCACTAACTTCTACGCATCCATACCAGTCAATAGTACGTAACTGATCATCTGTGTCAACATAAAAACAATGGGGGTACATTGTAAGTTTATACACTCCGCTGTTATATGCGTCTAGTAGCATATTTGAAACTTGTAGTCTCCAATTGTCTGGCATAGGGCCTTTATTGCCGTTTATAAGTGCGTTACAACTAATTCCCCAATTGTAGAATATGCGTTTGTTAGCATAATCAATATCAACTATAGTTGGACTATAAGGTTTGTTTTTAAATCTATTAACGTATTCGACTTCTTTATCAAAAAAGTATTCAACAACATCTTGCGTATAGCCTACGCGGTCGGGTTGCCATATACGCTGATAATTGTTTTGCCAATCGTAATTAGCACAGAACGTTTTCCCGTCTGGACTTATTAACGGCTCATATGTCTGCTGAGACATACAATTAGGCGTGCCATCGTTATCATATTTGTAAAAAGGTTTCCAATCACTTATTATCATATAAATGATCTCGAGGACTCCATCCTACCCTGGGCCTATCACTAAAAAAGCAACTGGCAATCCATTTGGTTCCCGATGTAATCCTTTTGCTTTCGTGTATTGTTGACCAATTGGTTGCTTCATCATACCCTTGTTCAAAATATAAAAAAGATCCGACCTTAGGATGTATAGTTACGTTGTGTTTAGGAAAGTATGTTTCTCCGCCTACGAAGTCTGTATTAAGATAAAAGATTCCTGTACCAACTCTATCTCCACCATTTTTGTAATAATTAATCTGTCGTGGATCATACGGGTAGTCATGATGGTAAGCAAGGAACTGTCCGGTTTCGTAATTGTAAACATCGATGGCTTCAATATGGCTATACGGAATTCGTGCGGCCTGCACTATAGCAGTTGCTAATACATCATAGTCGTAAGGATTAACTCCTAAACTAATACCTCTGTTTTCAACTTCTTCTGTAACCTGAGCATAAGACTCAACGCGACTTTGATATCCGCTATTTCCGTTCATGCCAGATCGTGTATGCTTGGCTATCAAACTGGCACAAAACTCAGCTGTCAACATATTGTCAAATACGCTAATCCGAGGAAACTCCAATAACTTGTGTTCTTCTAGTTGGATAACTGTAATGTTTTTTGCAACTAGTCCAGTATCTGTTTCTATACGGTCAAAGGTCACACGTTGTAACTCAAACATAGTCTGGGGATCATTTGTTATGTCCCATCGTTCTGCATAGATGTTTGCGTTGTCTGTGTCAGCCGTAATGAAGCCATACTTTTTAGCATCATTATACCATTTTACTATTCCTGTTTCCATCATCTATCCTAATTAAACTGCTCATTGAATTTATCAATTTTTCCGCATTGTCTACTACACTCGCGAATTGGAGTACTACTCCAACTATTAGAAATAATATCAAATGACTTACTAACAAAAATTTCATCTAATCGTTTGTCTTTTAACGAATGAAATTTTACTCCACTATCTAACATATCAATTCTTGAAGGATGAATTGGAAGCATGGCATTATAATCTAGCCAACAACAGGGAATTAGTTGCCCTTTAGCATTAACATATATACTTTTTTCTTTAAGAACTTTACAGGAAATTTCTGTTGTTTCTTCAAGTACATTACCTAGCAACTTAGAAATATTTTTACTTTTAACCGATGGCAACAACACATGGCTTGTTGAACCGTCTTTGTTTAATACATTTAATTTGTCTTCCCTAAAACGAGAAGTATGTTTAAATTTAAAATCACTGAAGCCTAACTCTTGGCTTAGCTTACGGCACTGTTCAACTTGATGTTCGTTATGTTCAAATACTAACATGTGCCATTCAGCTGTGCCGCCAGCTTGTATAAAGTTATAGGCGTTATGTATAATTTTATCAAAGTCTGTGCCAATGCGATATAACGTGTGAGTGTCTTCTAATCCATCAATACCAAATATAACTTTAACATTAGTCTGCGCTAACTGTTGCCACCATTCTTTATTCCTGGCACTGCCATTAGTGTTCATTCCAAGAGTTATAGCAGGATTTACTGTGCGTAGGAATTGAAATATTTCTAAAGTATCTCGAGCAATAATCGGATCACCCAAGTTGCCGCACATAAACAATCTATCCAATTGTTTAATAAAGTCTATAGGAAACCATTCTTTAAATTGAGCTAAAGAAATTTCATCTAACTTTAACCAAGGATTATCAAGACCTTGTATGTTTCTAGCACACATAGGACAACTAGCTTGACATTTACTAGTTAATTCTAAGTGGACTGATTTAATATCTTCTAAATTATACATTGCGACCTATTACCATCCAACGGTCATATAGTTGTGTCTTTAAACTTCCAGACCACAGTTCCGTTAAATGACTTTGTTTTCTAAATTCATCTAGAGTTTGTGCAATCCTAACATGTTCCGGAATAGCATAGTTATTGCTTTGTAGTACAACTAGACTGTCCTTAGGAAGTCTTGCTAACCAAGTTTCGTATTGGTCTTGTGTAATATGTTCACAGCTGGTGTTGATAATAACATCGCCAGATACTGGTACTGAACACATGTCCGCTGTTATTGCCCTAAAGCGACCATTTTGTTCTTCCATCTTATTCATCATAGTAGCAATAGGTTCGCAAGTTGGATCAACATCAACGCTACAAATGTAATGTGTAGGGATGTTACTTTGAAATATCATACTGGCTAATACGCCAACCCACCCGCCGTGTATATCTATTCTTACACTATGATGTATATGTTCATCTAAGCAATCAATCAGCCATTCTTTGCTACGCAGTTGTCCTTGCCAGAAAGCATCCATAGTCCGCATAGGATTTGGACTTTGGCGGACTGCGTTCATCCAATAGTGTAAGTGTTCGGTGTCTATTTGCATTTTGGTATTTTACTATCAGCCGAACTTACACAACTTGGTGTTACACAGCGTCTAGCCTCTTTAAATAGTTCGAAGTTATCTATAGTACCTAACGGTTCATCGTGGCAACTATAACTTCGTTTGACTTCAGTTCCTCTTATTATAACACTTTGATAACCACTATTACAAGTCCAATTGGTAAACTTATTAAATCCAAATGCATTAAATCTTTCTGCTTGATCAAACAAGTGTTCTCTACCATCTGCTTCGTATAATGCTATCTGATAAACATCTTCTCCATTGGCACGTTGAGGGAATCCTTCACGCATCTTCTGTATCATATCTTCGGTATAGCCATCTACAACCGCACTCGCCTGCGGATTACTTTGCGGCTTGAGTGTTACATTAATACCGCGCTTGTGAAAGCGTTCCATACGTTCATACAATTCGTAAAACTTTTCTGGCACCATTACTTGATTAATAGTAACGTGTACTAGTTCATACTGCAACTGTAAGCACTTGTCACCAAACTCTTGTTCTTTAGCAAATTCGTCATGAAAGCTGGCTGTAATACTTCTGCGTTGTAACAAGTCTGTATTCTTACACCAAGTGTTCCACCATTTACTACCAGGACTTAAATTAGTAGTCATGTGTATACTTTGGTACGTTGATTCCTTTTCGTCCAAATGTTTAACAAGATCATTCAACTGTTTATAAGCAGTTGGCTCACCGCCGCTGAACGACCAATGGAACTGGTTAAACCCATTAGCTCGTGCTTGACGCTTAATCTCATCTACAGTGGCTTTATACACTTCAAACGGTTGGTGATCCAATTTATCACTGCGGGCATAGGGCCAACAGTAACTACAGTTATAATTACAAAAACGTCCCAAAATCCAACTAGTAGAAAATAATGGACGATCTAACATCGTGCGCTGTCCAAACTTAATAATTTGATCAAATGGTATTTGGTTAAAGTTCATTAGACATATTTAACTTATGTTATGAAGGGTACCAAAATAACTTGACTTTACCCATAAACGAATATATACTTACAATGTAGACGTGAGTGGAACTTGGTATACCTCCTCCAATGGCATGTAACAAACTGCCGGCGGAGGGCTAGGGTCTAACCCTTAGGGTGACTTTGTAGGTTCGAATCCTACCGTCTACACCATTTTTAACACACAGAGAGGCAGAAATGAAAAAGGCACTTTTAGTATTGCTACTTGTTTCAAATACAGCGTGGGCATGGAACTGGCAAGATCCTGAATCAAAATTCGACGCTACTAAAAACGAAGTCATGGATGTTAAATTACGTTGGGTAGTTGTTAAAGATATCGATGCCGCTTGTAATGCAGAAAACAAAAAGCGTGGCGGCGGAGTTTTCCGTTTTAACGTTCAAGCCTGTTCTTTTTGGCAGGGTAAAGAATGTATTATTATGACACCTAAAATGGCTAGTATTCATAATCTAGGACACGAAGTTTTACATTGTTTTAGAGGCGCATATCATTAATGAAAAAAGTAGCATCGAGCCCTGAACGACACACCTTCCAAAAAGAAGGAGCAATTGCACGGGCAGAAGAAAAAGGCGAAGAGCCTAACCAAGCATACATTGACATGTGGGATCAGATTAAGATCGACGAAGCTAACAAGATCCACGATCCAAAATGGCAAAAGAACAATATGGAGTACGATCTCCGTAGTAGTAAAGAGCTTTGCGACAAAGTTAAACAATCGGACAACTATGCTCAAAACTTATATGCAGCCATGTGTAATATGGAATGGCGTAAGCGAGATTTTTTGCCTGAAATGAAAGAAGAAAATTGGGGTTGCAGTTGGAGGCATGCAGGCGGCATAATTGCCGACATGCGTGAACAAGGCGACTATATTGATTGGTACTGTAGTGGCATTGGCAATGAAGAATTGGGCAACGGCTTAACTGGAGCCATACCAGATACTGCCGATGGTCGAAACTACGTGCCTGAAGGTGTTGTTACTGAGGAAATTGAATTAGACTTAAACCGTTTAGGATGGCGACCTATTCCTTACGAAGATTAAGAACTTTAAAGTAAATATATGATGGAAGATAAAGAAAAATTCGTTTTTACAGCTGAAGATATATTTCAGGAAATCCCAGGTGATCCTGATAATGTCATGATGAAATTCCCAGACGAAGTGTTAGCACTTACTGGCTGGAAAGAAGGAGATACCTTGGATATTAAAATAGAAGACGGTAAAATTATCGTTAATAAGGTATAATGGCTAAAGACGATATCATCGAATTAGTAGGGTCTGTTGAAGAAGTGTTACCTGGAAACATGTTTAGAGTTAAGGTAGATAATATGCCTAATACGCTACTGTGTTACATGGGTGGGAAATTAAAACAACACAAGATTAGAATCATATTAGGCGACAATGTTAAAATTGAAGTTAGCCCATACGATTTGTCAAAAGGTAGAGTAACATATAGGTTGTGACAATGAACTCAATAATGGAAACTGTTTGTTTAATTTGTACACATGTTAGACATAAAACTAAACAAGACACTAGTTTTCCAAAGTTGTTGGTTGAACTACGCCGTGAATTTAAACGTGCGGGATTAGATGTAAAAATAAAATCACAATCAAAAAAGTTTCTCGACACAGAGGAATTTTATGTTAACGCATATTACGATCCTGAAGATGACAAAAATAGAGAAACCCCAATTGAAATAATAATATATCACAATTTTGATAAAGATGTTATCTGGAGCCGTCGACAAATAACAGATTTGCTTATTCAAGTATTCGATGCCACAATACACGAATTCAAACATCAGCGACAAAGTCGAAAACGTGGTTATAAAGAATTTCATATACGGGCCGATGCCGAACATGAATTCCACGAATACTTAAAAGATCCCGATGAGCTGGATGCTTATGCGTTAAGCATTACTATCGAGCTTTGCCGAACAGTTGGCAAATTTAGAGCATTACGATACATGCCAAAATTTACTACTTTGGCAAGATTTAAAGTTAACAAAGAATTTGCTAGTCCAAATCTCAATGCATACGTGAGCCATTTTGAAACGCCCGTAAGTCCATTATTAAGAAAACTTGCCAAAAAAGTTTATGTCCGATTGAAAAAGATTGACACGGACTTCATTTTCATGTAAAATACAAAGTATATTAACTCACACACAGAGCGAGCGAAATGGCTAACAAAGAGTTCCCTACCCAACAAGTATTAGAGCTGGCCTGTGCGGCCCAACGAGTAAACGGTGCTTACCTCAAAGAAGCCGAAGCAATATATACAACCGATGGTGTGTATATGTACTCAAAACAAATGAACAAAATTTTGATGTTGTGTACATTAGATCCTACCATTTGGACTGCCGATCCTAAAGATGCTCCTATGCCACTTAAGGTACTACCTGAAGATACAGCACAAGCAGAAGAGATCAAAAAACATTTTCGAAAATTTATGTTTAGTGCTATTGAAGGCGAGAATGATTTTCAAACCAACATCAACAGTATTCTTAGTAGTGATACAGTTAAACAAAATCAATTTGGGTATGTAGCCTGCCTACCAAGCGTTCATGTTAGAGATGTTGCACAAACCAAAGTTAAACGTGCGGCTCAACAAGTCGAAGAAGGACCGTTGGCAGAAATTGGTAGTACCATTAAGGATTTGGACGCAGAAATTATTTCATCAATTAAGTCAAAAAACTTTGAAGGCTACAATATAGATGCTATAATCAACAGTAAGATGGTATCTTGGATGAGTAAAACGGATCTTAAGCTAGGGCCTTGCGTATTAGTCAAAGCCAAAGTTAAAGATTGCAATAAGCATTGGAAACATCAAAATGATGTTACTAGATTACACTATGTAAAGGCGGCACAATAATGTATAAGACAATCTACACAGAAGTTGAAGTAGACGTCGACTTGAGCGATTTTGATACCGACGATCTAATCGAAGAATTAGAGTCACGTGGTTCAGGAGTATTGGACTATGGCGATGGTAAAGATGTGCTAAATGCTATCTACGAAAAGCGCAGGCTTGGACAAGATTATCAAATAGAATTGGATCAACTTATTTGGCTAGGATTGGGGAAAGTACTATGAGTGGATGGAATACAATTCAAAGAATCAAACGTGTCGAGCAAGCGATTGACGAGCTAGGCTTTAAGTTTAGCAAGAGCAAGCACAGTGATTGGACGGAAGATCATGGTGCTCTAAGTCTTGTGCCAAAAGACCACGAAGCACTGCCAATATACAGCCGTGATGCGGAACTGTTTGTCGGTAGTCTAGAACGTCTAGAAGATTGGCTTGCTGGTGTTAAGTGGGCACGTGACTACGATATGATGTTGCGTATCAGTACTGATGACAAACGTGGTACCGCAGAGCAAAAGGAACGCAACCGACAATTGATGCGTACACTTAAAGAAGGCAAACGAGTAGAAGGTACTGTAGAATGAGTAAGGCAAAACATAAACCGTATCAATGGATTGATGGTGAGACTGCGGATCGCATTACTAGTCTTAACTTAAAAGACTATCGCTCCTATCTTAAAAAAGAATTAGCCGAATGGAAAAAGAATCCCAAGACAGAAGATAATCCAGACGGGTACTGGTTGCACCCTGAAGACGTAAGCGGTAACATACGCAGGATTGAAGCATTGAATTTAATTATCAACGACTTTATTGAAACATCGGATGAGATAAAATGAGACAAGAACTAGACGCACAGTTGTGTGAGAAATATCCAAAGATGATGATTAACCGCAACAAGAACATGCAGGAAACTTGTATGTGTTGGGGATTTGAATGTGGTGATGGTTGGTTTAATATCCTTGATCAACTCATGGGTAATATTCAACACCACATTGATTGGAAAGAGAAACAGCGAAAGTGGGCAATGGATTATAACGAAATGGCTGCGCAGGCCAAAGCAGGTAACTTTGATTTGTTTGAAGAAACTATGAAGGCACTGCCTAACGACGAGCACAAAGAAAAACGTCTTGCTGAAATTGTTGCTGGAGACTTTAGACCAGTTCCAGAATCGATTCCACAAGTAACACTAGACCAAGTTAAAGAAAAGTTTGGTACACTACGTTTTTATTACTCAGGCGGTAATGATATTATTGATGGCATGGTACGTATGGCAGAAAGTATGAGTGGTGTTACTTGCGAAGAGTGTGGTAATGTCGGTGAACGCCGTGGAGGCGGATGGGTACATACATATTGTACTCCTTGCGAAGAAGCACGTGAAATTAAACGTGCTAAAGAGATGGAAGAATGGGAACAGCGTAAACTACTTAAAGAAGGATTTGAAGAATAATGGAAAAATTTATGGAATGGTTTGGTCGTAACCGTATAACGATTGGATATACTATTGGCGGCATCAATGTGTTAAATGGAGTTGCAAGTGTGGCTCTCGGAGACATAATGAGCGGCGTATTTTTTATTGTGCTAGGTTCAGCAATTATTTTTGATTCAAAGGTGTTCAAATGATTACTATGAAAGAATGGATGGAATTAGTTGACTATAAAATTACCGAAGGCGGTGATTATGGCTGGCAATGTTTTGGTCCTAACAGCTATCGACTAGATAGTTGGAATGGTGTCCACGGTGTAGGTGGATACAGTTTTAGCATCGTGTTTAGTACTAAAAGTCAAAAGGTCTACGAAGTAAGCGTATGCGATTATACTAATGATCGTGCTTATCGCATGATTAATCCAAAGAATCAAGAAAAGCATCGCAAAGAAGCAGAAGCTCGCAATGTTAATTTGAACGAAGCCTGGGACGATGTTGACTATGTGGACTTGGATGTAGTAGACGACTTTATCCAAAAGTGCTTGGCTATTCGAGCAGGTGAGGACTATGATACCCGTGTGCAAGTTCCGGTTGACTTTTCGGATGAAGAACTGTTACAATACATGAAACTAGCGCACGAACGTGATATGACTTTTAACGAACTTGTTGAAGAAGCTTTGCGTCATGCTTTAGTAGAAATTGAAGCTGGACGTCTTACTAAAGAAGATGCTCAAAAATTTATTTTAGAGAGCAAAGGGAAACCTTGGCCATTTGCGAAAGAAGAAAGTGATGAAGATAAAGTTGGTCAGTGATTTACATTTGGAATTTTCGGATTGTTATATCAACAATGACGAAGGTGCCGATGTATTGATTCTAGGTGGTGATATTTGTATTGCCCAGGATCTCCACGACCACCCTGAGCCAGCTAATACTGCGGACCAGGCCGCTATTGCTAACGGCACTGGATTGGGTCGTAGGCAGATGACAGCCCAGCGTTTTAGAGATTTCTTCAAGCGTTGCAGTTTTCAGTTCCCCCATGTAATTTACATCATGGGTAATCACGAGTTCTACAATGGCAAGTTTTATGCTGGTATCAACTATATGCGTGAGGAGTGTGCCAAATACCCTAACGTGTATATGTTAGAGCAGGACATGAAGATTATCGACGATGTTGTGTTTGTTGGTGGAACACTGTGGACCAACATGAACCGGCGTGATCCGCTTACCATGCATGCCATCGAAGGTATGATGAACGACTTTCGTATCATTCGGAACGATGCTAGGAACTATGCGGCTATGAGTGCGTTGGATGTTGCTATTCGTCACGACAAGACTCTTGCCTACATCGAGCACATTGTCCATGAGCATAGAAATAAGAAATGTGTAGTGGTTGGGCATCACAGTCCTAGTTTTCAAAGTGTGCATCCAACGTATGCTCACGAAAATTTGATGAATGGTGGTTACCACAGTGACTTGAGTGAATTCATTTTGGATCACCCACAGATTAAACTGTGGACACATGGTCACACTCATCATCCGTTTGATTACATGATTGGTGAAACCAGAATTGTTTGTAACCCACGTGGTTATGAAAATGATGGTTACAGCGAAGACACAGGTTGGAACCCTAACATAGTATTGGAAGTATAATGTTTGATACAATGCCGTTGACACACGTTAGTCATTTTAAAGACTTCAAACGAGTTTGTCGAATTAATGACTATTGTGGCGAATGGGTGTACGATCGTATTGACTCAGCTATAATGTATGCAGATCATTATAGCTGGGTCTACTTCATTACTGTAAACGGTATTGTTTATAAAATTGGAGAAACATCTATGCCACTAGGTATTCGAATGTCCGACGGCCAACCTAAAAAAGGAACTAAATGTCGTTTTGGTCGATACCGAAATCATAAAGGCACATATACCTACGACACAGACGAATACTGTAGAAATGAGCTTAGAAGCATTATTAATGATAAAAATAATCTTGTTGAATTTTGGGCGTATAAATGCCCAATGATTAAACAAACATTAACTATGGCTGGTGAAACTATTAGTGTAGAATCCCAGCTACATAAGGCTTTAGAAAAAGCGTTACTTGATCAGTTTGAGAGAATAACTGGTGCATTACCAAAATTAAATAAAGGAAAAGCATAATGACAGAAGAAAAACGACCAACAGTAGTTGAGATGCTAAGAACCACTGGCATGAATACTGCTGAATTTATGGATAAGGTTGCAGCTCATATTGAAACATTAGAGCAAGAAGTTATCCGCCTACGTCAACGTGTTCAAGAAATGGAATTGAGTAATGCCGACACTGAGTGAACAGGACTTTAAGCTATTTAAAAAATGGCTTAAAGGACATTTGTCTTTTGGTCCGGTCACTGTTACTTTTACCAAAAAAGACGGAACCGAACGAGTTATGGAATGTACAACCAGTCCATCTCTTGTTCCGGTTGACTTAACCGAAGAAATACACTATACTAACACAAATGATCCAATAGACTTTCCTAAACTAAAAAAAGAAAGAAAAGTAAATGAAGACGTTTGTCCAGTTTATGATTTGGAATCAAAACATTGGAAGAGCTTTCGCTGGGATTCACTTAAACAGATTAGATTGGAAATAAAATGAAAATCGGACTAAGCTACAGTCGTTGCATTCGTGACATTGTAGATGGTAAAGTAAACATCGATGATGTATTGGTGTTAATCACTCGTACAGATTTTGATCCGCATGATAACGATCAATGGCAGGGGATTTGGTTGGGTTACGGTGGTGGCACTGATAATGCTTACAGTCGAGGTTTCTTTGCCCACAGCAATCCAGAATGGGCAGGCTATCACGACGAAGATCAATTCCGTAGTGTCAGTATTGAACTTTGGGAATCCGGTAAACTACATCAGCCACGCAAGTTTGGCGCACATCCGCAACGTCGGCCAGAGATTTGGTTAGAAGCAGTTCTACCAAGTAGTGAACTAGAAACTAATCCGGCCGCAAAAGCCGCTTGGGATAAATTCCAAATGATTGCGGGTTTGACCAACGTAGAATTAGATGACAAATACAAATGAGATTTTTAATCCCATTGTTGGTAGTTTTGGTTGCAGGGTGTAGCAACAGCGCATCACTGCCTACTTATGAGCAATTAGTAAACTATCCGCTTTCTTGTAAACTTAAAAACGAACAATTCCGAGAATTAAAACAAATTCAAGGTAAGAAAAACTTTTCACAAGATCCTGATCAATTATCCGACCAAGACAGAAGGTACAATGCCTTGCTTAAAGAGCATCTTTGGTGGTATGTTTATAATTGCGAACAATGAAAAAATTACTCGTACTCCTAGCGTTAACTAGCCAATTTGCATTGGCCGAAGATTGCCAAGTCCGCCAGGCTAGTAAAGTTACAGCTGAACGAAAAATGGGCAATATTGACGATTTGGTTAAAATTAAAAGTAACCAAAAATGTCGTGTTAAATTTAGCATTGTAGTTGACGGCGAGAAGCATAATGTAGATTGGACGCACGAAGATTATGGTGACCCGGAAATCAGTTGCCAAAAAGCCATTGAATACGGCATGAGTGAACTGAACATGCGGTTAGGAGGCAATTTCCAAAGCGAATCAATGCTAGTATGCGGAGATGGTTCAAGACGAACTCGTCCTTTAAAAATTGGTGACGAAGGTTTGGAAAATGAGTTTGGTACTGTAGCCAATAAAAAATACTTCCAATTTAAGGGAGCCAATTGTCGATATTTTAGCGAACGTTATAACAACGGCAAACTTCAATTTTCCAAAGGAGTGATTTGTCAAAATGATCAGCTTTGGACAGTTGTGGACAAATGGTGACTTGACAATCGAAACACTTTCGCATATAATATACACATGTTCAACAAACATAGAAGGCAAATATTATGAAGGCATTTATAGCAGGCACAATTTTTGGACTAGTTCTAGCTACTGTTGGTTTTTCCGGCATTGCTAAGATTATGGACAAAGGCGTAGACACAGTTAAAACACACAGTCAGGAGTTGGCAAAATGAAAACAGTTGTAGCACTTATTTTGGCTATTAATGTAGCCGCTTGTAGTACATCCGCCGGTATGGTAAAAGGCCTTGGTGAAGACATCAAAGCTGGTACCGACTGGACGGCTTCTAAAATCAAATCCAACTAAGGACTTAAAATGAAAAAACTATTAACTGTTTTACCTATTGTTGCTGTATTGGCGGCTTGTGGTACAACTGATCCATATGGCAAAAGAGCCGATATGGAACGTGAACGTCAAGAACGTCAAGTAGAACGTGTTATTGACAAAGCACCAAAATGGATGATAGATCTTCCAGTTAGTAACTCTGCCGTATATGCATCTGGCACTAGTTCTAGTGGCGACTATTCGATGGCCTTGTTGAAAGCTAAAGCAGATGCATATGGTAAAATCTGTATGACTGCTGGCGGAACTGCAAGTCAGCGTACCAAAGTGTACAAGGCAGACACAGCAAATACTAGTTCAGAATTGAGTGAGTTGGTTCTTCGTACTTCTTGCGACAAAGTCGATTTAACTGGTGTGGAAGTTCCTAAAGACGGCATTAAAATGGTGCAAGAAGGAAATCGGTTTCGTGCGTATGTACTAGTAGTATTGCCAACTGGTGATGCTAACATTCTACGCAAGGCTAAAGAGCAAGCCAAGCTCAACGAGATTACTGCTCGTCGTGCGCCAGAAGCATTTAAAGAACTGGATAATTAATGATTAGAGAATATATCAACATTGTTGAATCGTTAGGCAAAGGAATTACTGACGATTGGTTTAAAGATGGTGGGTTTAAAACCTTTAAACGGCCAGCTAAAGAAAAATATGAAATTGCATCCGAGCCTGGTACTATCGATACCTTAGAAGGTCCAGTCAACTACCCCAAAGGGTTTTATATTATGACTGGCCCCAAAGGCGAGCAATATCCGATTAGTCCTGAAAAGTTCAATGAACTTAAAGACGATTTAGGTGACGGTATTTGTACACCTAAAAAGATTATGAAGATTGCTAAACTTGCAGATCACTCAGGAACAGTTGACACCAGCTGGGGTGAGAAGCTACATTACAATCCGGGTGAAGATGTTATTGTACGTCACGGTGAAAATGATTACGGTGTTGTAAAGAAAGATATCTTTGCTCAAACTTACGAGACTCCAAAATGATTAAAATTATATTAGCATTTTTAGTTGTATTTGGTGTTTGTTATTTTGGTATTAAAGGTTACAGAGATTTGTCTGGAAAGGATAAATGGGCATTGACAAAATTACTAGGTTATAGTATACTTGTCGCATCACTAACACTAGTGATAATGACTGTAATCGTAATTCTTTTTTAAGGTATCACATGAAACGTATTTTTACTCTCTCTATTCTTGCCGCTGCAATTCTTGCCACAGGCTGTACCCGTATTGAAACTGGTGAAGTCGGTGTCCGGGTTGGCTTTGACAAACAAGTCCAGCAAGGCGAACTGCTACCCGGTTCGTTCAATCAGGTCCTAATTGGTGATGTTCTTACATTCCCAATTAAAGACGTTAACGTCAAACTTGAGGATATGACTCCAGTAGCCAAAGATAACAGCACAATGAAAGACTTTGATGCTGTGGTTATCTATAACATTAATCAAGCACAAGTGGCTGAACTGTACAGTCAAAAGAGTCAAGCATTCCATGCTCGACACAACGGCGACATCTACTTGATGTATAACTACATTGTTCAAACTACTCGTAATGCTATCTACAAAGAAGCACGTAAGTACGAAGCATTGGACATGGCGGACAATCGTCAAACAATGGAACAGAGCATTAAAGAGCAAATTCAAAAGTCGCTTGCTGAAGAAAAGCTAGACGGCAGTTTGGTTGTTGGTCAGGTGTTGATTCGTAATATTGTGCCTGCAGATTCGGTTGTTGCTTCTGCTAACGATTTGGTTCGTTCAAAGAATGAGCTCAAGCAAAAGGAAGTTGAAGTTAAGACTGCTGAAGCAGAAGCTCGTCGTATTGCGGCGCTTAACACAAACGCTGGCGCTATCCAATATATGGATGCTCAAGCACGTATGAAGCAAGCTGATGCATCACTTAAGATGGCAGAGGCAGTGGCTAGTTTTAAGGGTAATACTCTTGTAATTGGCGCTGGTGCTAATGTAAACGTAGGCAAGTAAAATGGACGATCCACGCTGTTGCGGCTCCGGTGCTTGCATTATTAATAGTGAAGGCGAGTGCTGGTGCGGACAGCGTTGGGATGGCGAGAAGATGTGCTTTCCCAAAGTAGAAACTGAAAATAAAGAAAAGGAAGATAATGCCTAATTTAGTACCAATGGTTATCGAGCAAGAAGCTCGCGGAGAACGTAGTTACGACATTTACAGTCGTCTACTTAAAGATCGTATTGTAATGCTAGATACGGATGTTAACGAGCACTCTGCTAGTTTGCTTGTGGCACAGTTGCTCTTTTTGGAGAGCCAAGGAAATGAAGATATTACCATGTTTATCAACAGCCCAGGCGGAGTCGTTACCGCAGGCATGGCGATTTACGATACTATGCAGTTTATCAAGCCTGATGTTTCTACTGTGGTTATGGGTCAAGCCTGCTCTATGGGATCACTATTGGCTACTGCGGGTGCTAAAGGTAAGCGTAAAATGCTTCCTAATGCTCGCCACATGATTCACCAACCAAGTGGAGGCGCCGGTGGCCAAGCTACAGACATGGAAATCCAAGTTGAAGAGATTCTAAAAATGAAGAAGAATTTGACTCAAATTTACGTAAACCATAATTCAAAGGGCAAGACTTTTGAACAATTTAAAAATGACATGGAACGTGATAAATTTATGAGTGCAGAAGAAGCCCTAGAATACGGTTTGATTGACGAAATTATCTCAAAACGCCCATAAAGTACGCATATAACTGAAATCCATAGTACACTATAAATAGTAATGTCTAGGAGTGTACTATGGCCCGTCAGGCGTTTAACTGGTCCTTGTTGGATCGAAATACATTGTACTCAATGCTGCATCAGCTAAAATCCGAATTAGTTGATCGCAGGCTACCTATAGGCGAAATTACCAGCATTATCAGCCAACATATTAAGTCACATCTTCCTATTAAGGTAAAGAGTAGTAGATTCAATCCTGTTAAAAAGGGTGAAATATGGGTCGGTGGAGCATACTATTCCGACTTAGATAAAACAGGCAGAAAGCGTTTTATCGAAATTGAACTAGCATATCCCCCTAAAACTGCCACTATGCGTATGAGCAACTATCGTTGGGAACGGGTGTGTCAGCTATTCGCCGATACTGTGCTACACGAAATCATTCATACACGCCAATATCGTGCTAGGAATTTTAAAGATATTCCAGGATACCAGAGTACTGCCTATTATGCTCGAACTCGTAAAGAACAAGAATATTATGGCGACAGGGACGAAATGGGCGCACATGCCTTTAACCTGGCCCAAGATATGATTGACAAATTTGGTTGGGATACTCGAGAAATCAAAACTTATTTAGATTCAAAAGTTCCAAAACGTGTTCGTCCAAACGGTTGGGGACGTTTTATGAAAGCATTTGAGTATGATCACAACCATCCAAAAGTTTGCCAAATGAAGCGTAAAATAATGAATCAATTAGAATATGCTTACGAAGGTAAACCATTTAAGACTACAAACCACTTGACATACTGATAGTTAAGTTGTATAATATACACTTATACAGTTAATTATTGGAGTAAACATGAGCGTTTGTGCCAGCCACATTTGGGATTTAGAAACCCACAATTCCCGTTTAGACAAAGAAGCAATTATTAAAGTTATTGCCGAAAGTAGCGACCATGCTAAAGAATTCTTTGAAGGTTGTCGACTTGCATTAGATCCAATGATAACTTTTGGACTTAAACAAATACCGGAGAAAACTGATGAAGATGGTGCTGGCCTACCTTGGGATAGTTTTACTCTCGCTCTTACTGGCTTTGTTACTCGCAATGTCACCGGTAATACAGCGAGGGATATGATTCAAGCAATGATGAAATCAGCCACTAAGAAAGAGTGGAATGGTTGGTATCGTCGTATCCTTATTAAAGACTTGCGTTGCGGCGTAAGCGAAAAAACAATTAACAAAGTAGTGGAGAAGAAATATGCTGATTACGCTATCCCTGTATTCGGCTGTCAGCTTGCTCATGATAGTGCTAATCATGAAACTAAGGTGGCAGGAAAAAAACTTATCGAAGTTAAGCTCGACGGCGTTCGAGTTCTTACTATTGTTCGTAGTGACGGTCGCGTGGATATGTTCAGTCGAAATGGTAAAGAACTGGCTAATTTTCCCCACATAGCAGAACAAATCAGTCGTGTAGTTAAAGCAAAGTCTACAAGTAAAGATATGGATCTAGTACTAGACGGCGAGATTATGTCTAGCAGTTTTCAAGATTTGATGAAGCAAGTACATCGCAAAGACAATGTAGAAGCAGGTGATGCAATTCTTAATTTGTTTGATGTTATTCCTCTTGCAGACTTTGAAAAAGGTGTGTATAATAAATCACAACGTGTCCGTAGTAGTATGATTAGCTTCTGGGTTGATCAGAACAAAGATTTGTTGCCCAATGTAACATCACTTTCTAATGAAGAAGTTGATTTAGATACAGATGAAGGTCAACAACGTTTTAAGGAAATCAATGCCAAGGCAATTGCAGGTGGTTATGAAGGCATTATGATTAAAGATCCAGAAGCTGGATACGAATGTAAGCGTAGTGTGGCATGGCTCAAGTTAAAGCCTTTCATTGAAGTTAGTCTTACTGTAGTTGCTACAGAAGAAGGCACAGGCAAGAACGTAGGTAAGATGGGTGCGTTAGTGTGCGAAGGAGTTGACGATGGAAAAGCTATTCGTGTTAATGTTGGTAGTGGCTTTACTGACACCCAGCGTGATGATTTTTGGCAATGCAAAGTCGATGGGCAAGTTGTTGAAGTACGTGCAGATGCCGTAACACAAAATCAAGATGGCACTTATAGTTTACGTTTTCCACGTTTTAAATCTTTTAGAGGTTTTGCAGTGGGTGAAAAAATTTAAATCAGGTCTAACAAATTGAAAATACTTAGGTTGGCTGTTATGGGTTGGATTGCTGTTATGACTCTGTTGATTGGATTAGCGGTTGGAATACGTAATCCAAAACCAATAACCGAAGCAAGAACTTTCTGTGCATACGGAAGGGTTTTTGTTGAGTTTGAAGACAATGGCAGACTTTGGGGGACATTAATGTTAGACTTTTACGGGCATCCTCTTCCTTGTAACGAAGGAAATGATCCAGAAATTAAAAATACAATTTAAGGAAAAATAAATGACAAATGCATTTAGAGATCAAGAAAAGTTTATGAAGGCTTGTGATCAAACTACAGGCGGTGAGTTCGATGAAGATCAATTTAAAATGTATCTTGGATTAATCCAGGAAGAATATACAGAATTACAAGTTGCTGTAAATAACAACGATCAGCTAGAAACACTAGATGCGCTTATCGACATTCTAGTTGTTACAATTGGCGCTATTCATAGTATGGGCAGTGATGCCGAGGGTGCATGGAAGGAAGTTATGCAAACAAACTTTGCTAAGATTGATAAAGATACCGGCAAAGTTCGTAAGCGTGAAGATGGTAAAGTTTTAAAACCCGTGGGCTGGGTACCGCCCAATCTTAAACCGTTTGTTTAAAGGAGATTAATATGTTTGGATCGAGTTATACAGGTGCTAGTGTTTATCGTTCAGCACAACAAATCAACAGTGCAATGGGCCGAGTTTATGGACATATGGCGCTGGCAGTTATTACATCAATGATTGTTAGTTTTCTAGTTGGCAATAGTGCCACTCTGATGACTTTCTTTTTTACAGGTGCAATGAAGTGGGTTGTAATTTTTGCACCACTAGTGGCCATTCTTGCTGTTAGTTTTAATATGGAAAATATGAGCAAAGGCACTTTACAAATTTTCCTACATGGTTTTGCCGCACTAATGGGATTGAGCTTTGCTACCATATTTGTTGTTTATAATTTAGGCAGTATTGTATCTGCATTTATGTCAGCAGCGGTATTGTTTGCAGTAATGAGTGGTTATGGGTACTTTACTAAAAAGAATCTAGACAGTATGGGTCAATTTATGTTTATTGGTCTTATTGCCATTGTTATTGCCAGTATCATTAATATCTTTATTGGTAGCACAGTGATGCAGATGGTAATTTCGGCTATTGCGGTAATTGTGTTTCTTGGACTAACTGCTTACGATACACAAAAGATTCGTGAAATGGTCAGTTATGACAATGATGGTAAAGCAGAAATTGCGGGGGCATTAAGCCTGTATTTAGATTTTATTAATCTGTTCTTAAGTTTGTTACAGCTCTTTGGTGGGCGTAAGGATTAAAAATGCGTAGTCATTATTGGACAATCAGCAAGTTTGCAGATTGGTTGCGTGGCACACCAAAGCTCAAGTGTGGCACCAGCGAAGAGTGGAACGAATGGGAGGATAAGGCCAAAGCCGCTCATCCCATTCGTTGGTGGATTGCTGAAGAAGGTTTAGACTACCTTCAAAAAATAGTCTATTACATACCGGACAAATTAAATGATGTACGCTATTATATCAATAATCGCTGGGTGTCTCACTCTCACGCTCTTACAGCCCATCCTCGCGACATACAACCGGGTAATTGGAGTGATGTTGGCAATCGCTTTCTTCCTTGTATGTTCAATGAGCTTGTGGACTTTGTTGAAATAGAACAAGCATGGCATCACTGCATTTGGAGCGACGATGCTAAGACTAAGTTTGATGTGCCTTGGTGGCGTAGTGGTTGGCTACGTTGGAGAACTTGGCGCAATGCTGAAGCTGGCATGGAATATTTAAAATGGGCCAGCACCCTTACTAACAAAGATTTTATCGAAGAAGGCGAAAAAGAAGAGCCGACTTACCAAGCTACTGCTGCAAAAGAGATTATAGAGCTATATACTTGGTGGACTGTGACTTATCGCAATCGTCCTGACGCATACGATGCAAGTGGGTGGACTGCGGCTTGCGAAGCAAGTCGTATTGCCAACGGTGGACGTTTAAGTTTTAGCAGTGATAAAGATCCTGTGCTTAAAAAGGCCAGCGACAAAGCTCATAAGTTACTACAAAAAATTGAAGCCGCTTACGAAAAAGAAGATGAAGAAATGATGATTCGGCTTATTAAGATTCGCCAAAGCCTCTGGACCTAAATGAAAGATGAAAGAATTATTTGGCTTAAAAAAGCCAAAACAATATTAGACCGAACAGGTCCAGGCATGTGTTTAGCAAAGTGGCTCCAAGTCACTTTGCATTTACAAAATGGTCATACGCACAGTTGTCATCATCCAAACACACATAAGATTCCACTAGAAGAAATTCTACAAGACCCTAGCGCATTACATAATACGAAGTTTAAAAAAGAACAGCGTAAAATGATGATGACTGGTAGTCGTCCGGAAGAATGTCATTTCTGTTGGCAGGTTGAAGATTCCGCACCCGCTGGATCAGATGTGTTTAGCGACAGAATACACAAAAGTACAGACGAGTGGGCTGGAAAAGCTCGATACTTTGATGTAATGGAGGCTGGTTGGGAACACAATATCAAGCCTACATATCTCGAAGTGAGCTTTAGTCATGCTTGTAATTTCAAGTGTTCGTATTGTAGCCCGCACATTTCAAGTAAATGGATGGAAGAGATAGAAAAGTTTGGCGGCTATCCTACTACACATCAGTACAATAATCTAGAACATACTAATCATCAAAACAAAATGCCTATTCCAATTAAGGAACACAATCCTTATGTAGAAGCATTTTGGAAATGGTGGCCCGATGTCTATCCTACCTTGCATACTTTCCGAATTACGGGAGGCGAACCTTTAATGAGCAAGGATACATTTAAGGTACTTGACTATATTATTGAAAATCCAAATCCTAATTTAGAATTAGCTATTAATAGTAATTGTGTATTACCGGATAAATTATTTGATAAGTTTATTGAAAAAATTAAAATTATTCAAGAAACAAATGCCGTTAAAAGATTCACTTTGTTTACTAGTGCAGAAGCGTATGGTGCAAAAGCAGAATATATTAGACACGGAATGAATTATAATATTTGGTTAGAAAATTGTGATAAATTTTTAAGTGAAGTACCCAAAGTTAATTTTAGTATAATGTCTACTTATAATGCATTATCGGTTACTTCTTATATGGAGTTTTTGAAAGATGTTTTAATAATGAAATTAAAACACTTCGATGAAGAACGTTCGATTAATTTGGATATTCCATATTTAGATAATCCAAAATGGATGAGTGTTCGCATTTTACCTACAACATATAAAGATCAAATAGTAAACCAAATCAACTATATGCAATCTAATCATTGTGAAGGTAAAGGGTTCCATGGTTGGGAAATAGCCAAATTAGAAAGAATCCAATATCTGTTTGGCGAAGAACGTGAACAAAATCATTTAAAGGATTTTGCTTTATTTTTTGACGAGCATGATAAGCGTAGAAATACCAATTTTTTGGACACATTTCCTGAATTGGCTAATTTGTATGCAGAATGCAAGAGCTTGACATAAGTACCATTCGGTGCTATAATACTTGTATTGTTAATTAATCAGGAGCATAAATTGGCTAAAGTTGCAACCAAAACCCGTATTACTAAAAAACAAGTAATTGCACACCGCACTAAAACACCAAAAGATCACAGCCCAATTTGGGAAGGCAGTGAAACTATGGATGCAGATCAATTTATGCGCCACTTTCATAGCGCAATGGGTTACTACCGTTTAGAGTTTAGCGGTAAAGATTTGAAACCCGCAGTTATTAAATGGATGACCAGTGTTGGTTGCACTAAAGAAGACATTGCCGCTTTTAAGAAAACCAAAGATAACCGCTGTAATGTTACGATGGGCGCCATTGCTAGTTGCTTGCTCAGAGGTATGCCTACTGTTCGTGCAGATTTTAACAAAGGTCGTGATACTGCCGCATGGTTGCGTAACGAGATTGTTCAAATTGTTGAGCAAGGTAAAGATGATATCGATGAAGATGCTGTTGTTGAAGTCAAACCAACAGTTGCACAACCAAGTATTCAGGATCGTGTTCGCGAAGCTGCTTACAGAATGACTGAAGAAATTGAAGATGCTCTCGAAGGCTTCCAAGCTGATCCAGAAAACTTCGATCCAAAAGCATTTAAAATGCTTAATTTGCTCAAAGGTAAAGAAGTTAAAGCAGCACATGCTAGAATCATTAAAACCCTTTACAGCAGGGATTTAGCTGAGCTTGAAGAGTTGGCTAGCGGCAAGGCCGATGAACAGCTACGTGAGGGCTATAGCCACCGTAGCAAGAAACAAATTAAGAACTTGATTGCATTCTATCAAGAAATTATGAGTGCTTGCGACATGCTTGCCCAAGAAGCTAAAGTTAATCGTGCTCCACGCAAGACTAAAGCAGTTCCAAAAGAGAAGTTAGTTGCTAAACTCAAATACATGAAGACTAACGAACCCTTGAAACTTGTGTCAATTAATCCTACTGATATTCTTGGTTGCGGTGAATTGTGGGTTTATAATACTAAGAATCGTAAATTAGGCAGATACGTAGCTGCAGAGTTTCAAACATTAGGTGTAAAAGGAACTACAATTACAGGTTTTGACGAGTTTAAGAGTGTATGCAAAACACTTCGTAAGCCTGAAGAAAAACTTAAAGAGTTTAAAGCGGCTGGTAAGGTACAGTTGCGTAAGTTTTTAGATGACATTAATGCTACAGACACTAAAATGAACGGACGCATTAATGAAGAAATTATCCTACTTAAAGTAGCATAACTTAAAAGCCCAGTTAATTCTGGGCTTTTTTTTGGCTATACGTTACTCTTAGTCTAAGATAAATACTGGATAAGAGATCCTATTATGAGCCAAATTTTTTCCATTCAAGACGACAAAGTTGTTATTAAAAAACTCGCTGTAGATGAAATACAGGGAGATGTTACCCTTGAAGGTACGCTGACTGTAAACTCGTTAAAAGTGCTAGATAATAGCAAGCCTGATGATTTCGATCTAGTTTTCGATAACATTAACTGGACGGTCGAGTCAGAAGCAGACCTTTTTAGTAAAGGATTAACATGGACATGGCCAACCGGCACTGTACAGTTAGCTTATCGCTCAGGAGCAAGAATATGGTCGAGTGCGGATATTGACCTTGCACCTAACAAATCTTTCATGATTGAAAATGTGCCTGTACTAGATAAAGACAGTTTAGGTGGTAGCATTATTCGAAGCAGTTTAAGAGAAGTAGGAACATTACAAAAGTTAGTAGTATCAGGTGAAGCAAGCCTAGCAGACTTTGCATATTTTAATAGTTCGTTTGGTCGTTTAGGACTTAACACCGATACACCGAATGGTGTTTTAAGTGTAGTTGATAATAACGTTGAAGTAATTATTACTTCTCCAAAAGACAATTTAGCACAAATTGGTACATATACCAATCACGATTTAGAATTTATAACCGACAATCTACCACGTGTTGCTATTAAGAACAATGGACAAGTTGTATTTGGAAACGAATCTACAAAAAATGCAGATGTAAGAATTTACGGTACATTAACTGTAGATACAGTAGTTGCTGACAATAGAATTGATCGTTTTCAACCATTAGAATTTAAAACAAGCAAAGACCGTGAAATATACGGACAAGGGCTAGTTTGGACTGGCACCGGTGCCACGCGACAACTTATTATGATGGCCCAACCAGATAGACTATGGTCAACTGAATCTTTAGACTTATCTGAAAATCAAAGCTATATGATCAACGGTAAGACTGTTATTTCAAGTACCGGACTTGGACCTACAATTACTCAATCTGACTTATCAAAAGTTGGAACGTTAGAAGTGCTTAACGTGGCCGGCGAAGCAACGTTTATGGATCGCATTAATGCTAGCCGTGCAGTTATCAATGCTAAAGTAATTTTATTCAACGATGGATCTGAATTTACCATTCGAAATGGCGCAATATCTTCAAATCAAAAATTTGCTATTGATATTTTAGGACAAGAAAAGTTCTATGCAGATCAAAATGAAATTACTATAGGCAATAAACAAGATGCACGTAAGCCAGTTAAAGTATTTGGACAGTTAACAGTTGGTATCAATAATCCTCCAGAAGGAGTTGATTTGGCTGTTAGTGGAAATATTCAATTTGCCAATAAGAAATTTGTAACGGGTTCGGCTATACCAACATCAGGATCATTTAGCAAAGGTGATATTTGTTGGAATTCAAATCCAACCGTAGACAATTATGTAGGTTGGATTTGTATCGATGGCGGCGCTCCTGGGCAATGGTTACCTTTTGGTGCAATTGCTCGCCAATAACATTGACCTTTAACTAAAAACCTGTATAATTACTATATGCGGACTTAGGCATTCATCCCGCAATATAAACTCTGCATGCCATTGTTCATAAAGGAAAACAACAATGGCAAAATATCTATCAACAAAAACATATGGAAACGACCGCGGACTTTCATGCTGTTTTAGACAATGGCGCAGTACACATAGCCACTGCTCATTACTACATGGATACTCAATTGGTATTAAATTGATTTTTGAATCTGAAACATTGGATGATCGTAACTGGGTTATGGACTTTGGCGGACTCAAAGCATTTAAAGAGTGGAGTGAGTGGCAGTTTGATCACACTACTGTTATGGCATTTGACGATCCTCATCTTCCAAAGTTCAAAGAACTAGCTAAGTTAGGCAAACAAGCAGAAGGCGGTGTACTAGATTTGCGTCTAGTTGAAGCTGTAGGTTGTGAAAAATTTGCTGAATTGGCTTATAAGACGATGAACGAAATACTCGAAGCATATAAAGATGGTCGTGGTTGGACTCATCCAGACGGAAGAGTATTTGAAGCACGTTATCCTGTTGGCCAGGGTGTTAAACTTCGAAGTGCTGAAGTATTCGAACACGCTGGTAACTCGGCAGTGTACGAAGGATAAACCAATTGTGGCGTCTTTGGGCTAAAGCACTAGGCGAGAAAGCAGGCAGTTCGGATAAAGAAGCAGACCGAATTGCTTGCATTCGTACTTTAATTGTGTTAATATACATTATCACAAACTTTTTTATAATCGCAGGCGTTATAAGGCATTGGTAATGAAACGTATAGGCTTTACATGTTCCACATTCGATTTGCTACATGCAGGGCATATTATGATGCTTGAAGAAGCAAAAAAGCAATGTGAATTTTTAATAGTTGGAATACAAACAGATCCTACAATTGATAGACCTGATACTAAAAATAAACCTGTACAAGGTGTATTTGAACGTTGGGCGCAGTTGAAGGCCTGCAAGTTTGTAGATCAAATTATTCCATATGCAAGCGAAAAGGAACTTCGTGATATCTTGCTTTCCTTTCCTATAGATGTTAGAATATTAGGAGAAGAATACAAAGGTAAAGAATTCACCGGACATGATATTCCTATGGAATTCTATTTTAATCAACGTAGGCACAGTTTTTCAACAACCGAACTAAGGCAGCGTGTAGTAGACGCAGAAAGTAAAAAAAATGGGTAAGATAGGCTTCGCATGTAAATGGATCGATAATCCTGATCAAGTAAATGGCATCAAAAAAGACGACGATGCTAAACAATATAATACTGGTACAACTACCATAAGTTGGTTAAATAGACAGAGCAAAGAAATTGCAGAACAAAAGCTCTGGGACCTAATGGTCCAAAATCTAACGGCTACTAAAAAACTTGTAGACCGTGTGGGAGAACTAGATGAAAACCTTAGGATGGTTCGCCTTAGCAGCGACATTCTTCCTGCTTATACTGAGCCAACATGGAGTTATTTCTGGCAACGAACCGATGTGGTTCAATATCTCGAACGCAATTTTAGCCTTATTGGTGATAGTGCTCGTAAAAGCAACACTCGCCTTTCTATGCATCCTGGCCAGTTTGTTGTTCTTGCTAGTATTAACCCGGGTATTGTTGGGCGATCTATAGAAGAATTTGAATATCATGCTGACATGGCTCGTTACATGGGCTACGGCAAGAAGTTCCAAGATTTTAAAATTAATGTACACATTAGTGGCAAATTAGGCCCCGATGGTATTCGTGAGGCGCACAAGAAATTGAGCACCGAAGCACGTAATTGTATTACAATCGAAAACGAAGAAAACTCATGGGGTCTAGATGACTGCTTATCTATTAGCGATATCGTTCCTATTGTGCTTGATATTCACCATCACTGGATACGTGAAGGCGAATATATCAGTGCGAACGATCATCGTGTTAATCGTGTCGTGGACAGTTGGCGCGGTGTGCGCCCTGTTTGTCATTATTCAGTTAGTCGTGAAGATTATCTCGTGGGCCATGACGGACTTACCGCACCTGTTCACAGCCAACTACTTCTAGATGGTTATAAGAAACAAAAACTGAGGGCACACAGTGACTTTTATTGGAATCAAAAAACAAACGAATGGGCAATAACTTTTCTAAACCAGTTCGACATAATGTGCGAAAGCAAGGGAAAAAACCTAGCCAGCATGGAACTGTACAATCAAGCCAAAAGCTATCTCGAGAACAACTGATACATAGGTTGGAAACTCTTCGAGAAGAGCTAGAAGAAAACCCCGGTATCAGTGAACAACGTAAAGTTCAGATACACGGGGACATGGCTCGATACTCTGAGCAATTAAAACGGTTTGAATAAAAGGGCACAATGCCCTTATATTATTTTGCCGCTTTTGGTGCGCGAGGCTTTTTAGCAGCTGGCGTTTTTTTGGCTGGAGCTTTCTTAGCTGGGGCTTTTTTATCCGGAATAGATGCAATCACAGCCTCAGTGGCTTGTTCAGCTACTGGAGTTGGTGTTACTTCTACTTTATATGGGGCTTCAGCTGGTACTTCTGCAACTGGGGCTTCAGCTTGTTTGATTCCAAATAGTTTTTTAAGTGCGTTTAACATAGTTAATCTCCTGTTGACTATTTAGCGTTAAATATGCTACTATATACATTATGCATAAAAATCTACCAATTGTTATTGTAACCTGTATACGTGACTTACCCATGTTATGTTTGCAGGCAGAAAGCATGAAAACTTATTATAATAATTGGTTACCTCACGACTATCCAAAAACAGATTTATACATTGTTGTGAATGAACCCAACGATAGACGAGATCATTGGAACGCTCACTTTGAACATATATCTAAAGAATATGCACGATTTAATGTAACAGTAATATACAGAGATGACATTGAAAACAACTGGAATCAATGGATTCCAAGTGATAAAAATCCATGGGCAATAGGTTGGGAAACACAACAGATATTAAAATTAGCGGTTGCTAATTATATTGATGAAACTGGTTATTTTCTACTCGACAGCCAAAACTTTCTAGTTAATTCCTGGGGAACATTAATGTATCCTGTGATTGACGGTAAGCTACCTTACCGGCCAGCAGAATTTAATATGCCTATTTCCATATGGAATGATTATTGCAAAACCCTTGAATTAACTAATACTGTTCCTAACAACAAAACTTTAAACATCTGTACTCCATTATTTTTTCATACAGAATTAGTCAAATCATTATTGCAGGTAAAACCATCATTGAACGAGTTTACTACTTGGTTTAAATCTGCATCAACAATAAAAAGCGAATTTACATTGTATCATTTATGGGCAGAAAAACACGGCGGCCTTGACAAATATCATTACGAAGTTCCAAGTTGGGCTGGACATTTTTTAAGAGATAATATTAATTTTGATTATGAATTTGATACGTTTGTTAATCAGATAAGAAAATTATCCCATCAATCCTGGATTTCGATTAATCACAGAGCATGGGGCGACATGAACGAAGAACAATACAACATATTAAAATTGAAAATAAAGGAACTTGGATTGTTTGATGGACACTTTGACAAGTATCGTTCAGAGTATGTAGACATAAAAATCTAAATAAATACACTATGTATAATTTTATCAAGTGGACTCTAAACGAAGGTAAGACTCCTAAAACACTAGAACAACTATCTTTACCGTATAAAAGAGATGCCTTGGAACCTAGTATCAGTGAAGATACTATGGATTATCATTACGGCAAACTATACAAAGCATACGTTAACAGATTTAACGCTGGTGAGGGCGATGCCGACTTTAATGAAGCAGGCGCATTTTTACATCACATTTTGTTCGAACAATATCAAGAACCTGCAGGATCTAATAGCCCAGACGGTACAGCAGGCGAGTTTATTACCAAACACTTCAAGACATTTGACGAGTTTAAAGATGAATTTAGTAAAGAAGCAATGGCTATACAAGGCAGCGGGTGGGTGTATTTGGCCCGAGATGGCAGTATTAAAACTATAGTAAATCACCAAATTAAGCAAGACATTGTGTTGCTCATAGACTGGTGGGAACATGCCTGGGCCCTTGATTATCAAGCAGATAAAAAGCGATACTTGTCAAGACAATGGAATATTATCAACTGGAACGTTATTTCGGGTCGAGTTGGTCTATCGTCTTAAGACTACTTACGGGCATATCCCAAACTTTTCTAGCTTCAACTCCTTTGCTTTGTGCAAACTTTTTAGCATCACAGTTCCCACAAACATGATAAACGCTGTTTGTTAATCGCTTTGGATCCATGTTTCCCCGGTCACGCTTAAACATTCCACTGCAACAATCACACTGAAATATCAACACCGTCTTTTTACGCATGTAGGCATGCATTGTGCCATACCTACTCTTACGATAGTGGCATTGCTGGGCGTATTCTTGTCCTAAGTACATCATGTATTTACATTAAGATTATAAAAATGTTTTGCTAAATATGAGTATCGAGGGCAATTATGATCACTATTTCCGAGTCAGCAAAAACAAAAATCAAAGATTTACTCTACGAAGAGGGCAATCCTAACTTAGCATTACGTACTTTTGTGCAAGGCGGGGGCTGTAGCGGATTTAGCTACGGTTTTACTTTTGATGAAGAAGTAAACGAAGATGATTTTGAAATCCCACTAGACGAATTTAAGGTACTCGTAGACAGTATGAGTATGACATATCTGCAAGGTGCAGAAATAGATTATAAAGAAGAGCTTATGGGCTCACAATTTACAATTAAGAATCCTAACGCAAGTACTACTTGTGGCTGCGGATCAAGTTTCGGAGTTTAATACAAATGGCAAAAAATATTATTGATATCGGCGTACAAGGCAATGACGGTACTGGTGACAGTATCCGTGAATCGTTCCGTAAAGTAAATGAAAACTTTACCGAATTATATGCTGTGTTTGGAGTAGACGGTGCAATTAATTTTACTGATTTAAGTGATACACCAGCGACTTACAATGCCAATCAGATTATCATGGCCTCCACAACTGGTCAAAATTTAACTGCTCGATCAATTGTTGCAGAAGGTGCCATTCGTATCAATACCGACAATAATAACAGTATTAAGTTTACAGTTGATTCAACTGGCTTATCAGGAGATTTATCTCCACGATTAGCTAATCATTTAAATGCCAACGGACTAACTGTTGTTCGTATGGCAGATCCAAGCCTGTCCATCGCTGCCGCTTGGAACGCTTCTAATCCTACAGCACAGACAACATTCAATCAAATGCCTGTTACTGTAAATTATGCTAATAATAATTACCTAAGAGTTGCTGCTGGAAACGCTGTTGCTAGTGCATTGAAACCACGTGCAGAACCAGATTTTCCAAATTTTACAGATCCTGACTACGATCCAGACTTAACTGGTAATTATTTGTCAACCGAATCTGTTCAACGTAAATTTGTGGTAAGTCGTAAGGGTGACACAATGAGCGGCAAGTTAACACTTGCAGATCATCCAGCGCCATTAGAGGGTTATGGAACTCCTAACGGGGCTAGTGATTTACAAGCGGCAACCAAATTCTACGTTGACAACCAAACATTTTCAAGTGCTGTAAATTTATATGTTAGTCAAGCCACAGGCGATGACTTACAACAAAAAACACCAATTGGTAAGGAAGGACGTTTTTGGCAATATGCATATAAATCAATTGGCGCAGCGGCCCTTGCAGCTGAAAACATTATAGCGTTGGCTAACCAAGAACCAGGTCCTTATCGTCAAAAATTAAGTTACACAGTTGGTCCTGATCAAACATTTAGTACAATACTTTCAACACCAGTATTAACTGACGGCAATGTTGCCGTTACTGGTTATCAAGACGGTTTTGATTTATTACAACTTAATAAAGAGTTTATTCAAGCGGAAACTATTGCATATATTAACGAAAAATATGTTAACACATTTACCTACGATAAAGCTAGATATCAAAGTGACATCGGTCAAATTTTAGATGCTGTTGGATATGACATAGTATTAGATACAACATTTAACAGCAACAGATCCGCTACACAATATTTCAACGGAACTAGAGAAGACATCCTAGGCACACAGTTAAGTCAAACAATTGAAGCTATCAAATATGCTCGCGATGAAATTTTAAATTTTTCCTACGATGATGCAGCTCTTAGTATCTATATTGGGCAAATTATTGATGCTCTAAGTTACGATCTAGTATTACAGTCAAACTTACAAAGTATATTTGTAGCTAACTTATTTCCGTATTCTGGAACAAATATCAGTGTTGCACAACTAACAGAACTGTTAATTGATTTACAAAATAGTATTGTTGCTATAACTCAAGTAAACACTATTCCGGCTGCATTGAGTTCTATACAACAAAATATCACTACTATTATTAATGTAGTGTCTGGTGACGATATTCCTGCAATAGTTTTTAGTGACCAAACAAATACAACACAGGGACAAAAAAGTGCAAGAGATTTAATGATAGCAAACATTAATTTCTTACAAGCAGAAACAGTTGCATATCTCGGCGCTGAATTTCCAAATCTATCATACAATAGACTTAACTATAAACGAGATATCAAATATATCACGTGGGCGTTGGTATACGATGCCATGTACGGCGGTAACAGTCAGGCAGTATGGACTGGTTTAAGATTTTGGAATGGCTCAACTCGACTTATTGCAGAATACGAAGTTGCTCCATTTATAAGTTTATTAGATTATATTAAAACATTACTTGTTTCAATTGTTAATAGCGATAGCCCGGCCACAGTTTATCAACAAAGCGTTAAACAATACAGAAACGAAACTTTCTTAAATGGTGGAGTTGTATTAACATCAACCAACGCAGGTATTGAAATATTAAAAACAACTATTAATAACTATGCCGTTGCACCTTCTGCTACACCTCCGTCAATTACGACAGCACAGTCCGGTGCGTTAAGAACAGCAAGAACCGCCATAGTTAACGGCAAGAGCGGATATCAATCAGATGCCATCGATTATGTTGAATTAAATTTCCCTGTTATCAATGATCCTACTATATTAGATTCAATAGAAGAAAGATTTCAAATCATTATTGATTTACTAACATTGGGCATCGAGGCACGAGAAGACACCAAATATATTGCTCCAAGCGGATCTACAGAAGCTTACAAAGATGCTGTATCGTTAATAACTGGCTATGATGCAACTACTGGAGTGGCTATTCCCGGTGCCGCAAAAAATACTATTTTCATCGCTGAAGAAACTTTTGGATGGTTAACAATTAATGATCCTACCTATGCTGCTAGTATTAATGCTGTTCAATTTAAACAAGACATTGTTGACTGTGTTGAAGCTGCAACTTACGATTTAATCTACGGTGGTAATTCGGCTGCGAGATTTAAAGGTACTCAATTATTTACCGATGGCAAAACTGCTCAATCAATGTTGAATTCGATTGCGTTTGCTGGAACATTGTTAACACTAAATGTTATTCAAAATACAGCACCTGGTACATCTTACAGTTCAGCTGATCAATTTATCGACGGTGTTGCATATCCCGATGCTGGTTCTTCAAGTACATCTCTTGGACTATCATTCAGTTATATTAGTACTATTGTCGATGGCGGCGATGGTCCAGATTTAGAAAACCCTCCAACTTTAGGATACGATTCCGATCTTATTAGCACAAAAAACATTATTACTCTTAATACAAATGCTATTGCTACAAGAACTACAGATTGGTTAGATGCTAACTACCGAGGCGGTTTTAACTACGACGAGGCATTGTGCTATCGAGATGTTGGATTAATCGTTGACGCTATGAGTATTGACTTAATTACCGGCGGCACTTATCAAAGTATTAATGCAGGTAAGAGTTATTATAGAAACGCCAGTGCTAGAGCAGTTGCAATTGGTACTCAATATACAGAAACCTTGGATGCTATTAATTTTGCAAAAGGTCTGCATATACAAGTGTTAAATCAAACCGGTGCAACTCGTTTCCAAACGTTAGTACCACAAACATTTAATCCTGCTAAATCAGTTACTCCAGCCGTTGTTGCCGACTTGACCTTTAATGTTAATACAATGATTAATATTATCCAAGGAGGTGTTGGCGTTGCACCAGTTCCATCATTTGGTACAGGTATATGGAATGTAGTTGTCGATAATGGCGGTAACGGGTCTGTTGACCAAGGTGCGTTAGGTAATAACGATATTATTCCTGCTAAAGTATTAGTAGGTGTTAATTCAGCAGCATACGGATCTATTGTAAAGTATACAGCAGGAACTAGTGCAAGTTCAGATACAATTCAAATACGTTTAACTAAACCTGGATTCTTTGTAATCGGTGAGCAAATTGAATTTGGCGAGACAGTAACAGAAAATCACATTGTTATTCAAGTTGAAAGCGGAATTTATTACGAAGATTATCCAATACGTGTAGCGGCAAACGTGTCAATTCGCGGAGATGAATTCCGCAGAACTATTATACGACCAAGAGACCGTATTAGTCAAAGCCCGTGGAGAAAAGTATTCTTCTATCGTGATTCCGTTATTGATGCGTTAGAATTAGGACCAATTAATTATAATTTAGACTATGCTACTGTATCAAGCATTCTATTAGGCGGCACTACTAACAAAATTGTCATCACACTAGGCACAGGACAAGTTCCAGGATCATGGGTCGGAAAAGTCTTAATGGACGACTTTGGTAGCATTGCGGCAACAAGTACTGCTGTAACTACTAACAGAATTACTACTGGTACCACACCTCACGGATTTGAAATTGGTAACCCTGTTATATTTAGAGGAACAACATTTGGTAACTTGGTTGCTGGAAAAATTTACTATGTATTAACAACTCCAACTTCGACAAGTTTTACAGTAACCGATAAGCAAGGTTCGACAGTACCGTTTGTATTAACTACTGCAACAGGTAGTGTCTTAGTAATGAGATCTGATCGTCGAGGTAAAGCAATCATTGACTCTGTCAGTGGTAACTTTATGAATTGTAGTGTTATCTATCCATTCAACTCTGCAACTACTCTAACAACAGGTAACTGGCATTTATATGATCCGTTAAACTATGGTCGACATTACTTAACTAATCCGTTAGACATAACAAGTGAAGCTAAGAACAATAAAGAAATTGATGCGTTCTTGTGTAACGACCAAGTACGTCTTAGCAATATGACATTCCAAGGCCAAGGCGGATTTGCCATGGTGCTTGATCCAGAAGGTCAAATTAAAACTAAATCACCTTACGGACAAGTTTGTTCTAGCTTCTCACAATCAATTAACCGTAAGCGTTTTGCTGGCGGACAGTTTGTTGACGGGTTTGCAGGACGCTTACGTGGTACCATTACTGCTATTGAATACGATGGAATTGAAAGTTACGATTTAACTCAAGAAGAAGGTGGCAGTGGTTATATTCCAGCAAGTGGTACAGTAACTTATGCAAATGTTCCAGTGCTAGGATTAACACGAGCTGTAACAGACACATATTCAGGAACCAACACTATTAAATTAAGTAGTGTTGCTAGACTGGTTGTTGGCGGAGCAATTACATTTACAGGAACCGCATTTGGAGGTATTGTATCCGGAACAAGATACTTTATTACTTCTCTTAATGCACCTGAACCTAATTTAATTACTATCAGTAAAACTCAAGGTGGGCCTAATTTAGTACTAACAACTTCATCAGGTACACTAACAGCCACAACTGGTGGTACTGGTGCGACAGCAAACATTACTGTTCAGAACGGTGTTGTAACAAACATTATTTCAAATAATCCTGGCGAATATTATAAAACAGGAGAGTGGATTACTGCGAGCAACACTAATTTAGGAGGAGCTGGTAGCGGATTTACTGTGCCAGTTAACAGCACTAATGGCAAAGGTCAGATTATAACAGTAGTTGGAGAAGTTAACAGCGGTTTAGATATTCGTCCTCCACAACCGCCATGTGCTTTCTTTGTTGAAGGAGCTCGTTATCAAATTAACGATGTGGTAAGTTTTAATGCTGCAACGGCTACCGTTAGACTAAAAATTGATACAGCAACACCTTACAATGCGGCAGGATTCTATGACAATGAAACGTGTAGTCGAGATGTAGGACTTATTTTAGATGCTGTAACATATGACATGGTGCTTGGATCAAATTATCAAACAGTTAAAGCAGGCATATCATATCAACGTGCAACGGCAAGTGTGGTGATTACTAATCAAAAACCACAAACACTTGCAGGATTAAACAAAGCAAGAGACCTTGCTTTAGAAACATTAACCGATGCTGGTGCTGAAACTGCGTTAGCTGCTAACATGTCTATTATCAATACGATTATTGATCAAGGCATAACAGCAGCACCTACTATTGTATATCCAAGTGCAACTAGTATTACAACTACAGAAGCAGGTAAATTAAGAGATCATCTAATTGCTAACCGTGGATTTTTACAAGCTGAAATTGTTGCGTACATTGCATCGTCATTTAACTTAAAACAATATGTAACTTATAGCTCAGTAAAAGCAGGTACTGAAATAGGCTACATTGTTGACGCAATGATATACGATATTGTATATGGCGGCAATTCTATGACTTATGATATTGCTGAATCATATTATTCAAAATTAACATTGAATAGTCTGATTGACGGGATTGAAGTATTATACACCGCAGGTATTGATCGTTTAAATTTTGTAGCAAAACTTGTTGCACTAGGGTCGCCCGTAACACGTTCATCAGGTAATACTGTAAATCAAACTATTGTTTCTGGAAACAATATTTCAAGCGGTGATGCTGAGTATACTAAGATTGGAACTTTGTGCGATATAGTCAAAGACTATATGGACGATGGAGACTTTGATACACTAACAACTAGAACAGCTCCAGTTATAAGCGGGCAAAATGCTACATTAGTTGCTCAGAAGGCATTAATTACAGCTGCAACTACAACTATTAAATCAAACGTAATTAATTATCTTAACGATGGTGGTGGATTAACTATCAACATTGAGATGGGCGGTAACAAGTCAATGTTGGCAAACGACTTTGCTATGATTAACGACTTAGGTTACGCTATCCTTTGTACAAACGGCGGTGTGTCGGAACAAGTTTCAACATTCACATACTACTGTCATACTCACTACTGGGCTAACAATGGTGGACAGATTCGTTCTGTAGCTGGTTCCAATGCACACGGTACGTATGGTTTACGTGCAACAGGATTTGATGTAACTGAAAAACCAGACGCTGTTAATCTTGCCAACGACATGGTGCAAGTGGCTCGTATTTATAAATCGGGTCAGTTTGCCAGCGAGATGACTCCTACCATTAACAAACAAGCATTGAGTGTTTTTATCTATGGTTATAGTTATACTCCAAATAATACAAGTGAATTAGAAATTGATCACACTATGTCTGGCGGTGGTATTATCCGCTACGAAGTTAGCTCAGTTGAACATACTGTTGTTACACTAGGTGGTCAAAACATTCTTAAATTAAATTTAAGTTCAGCAGGTAGTAATGGAACTAGTTCAACAGGTTTAGCGTTCACATTGTACGACGGACAAATGGTTACCATTCGTGCTTTACAAAATATTAAATTTAATAATATTGCCAACGTTAACCCAACTCGTCCAAGTACAGCGTTACAATACAACGATAACTTAGCAGACATATATCGTGTTCTTGCTTATAACTTAAACGAGTCTACTGGTGAATTATTACCAAATAATGTTTCTGTGCTGGGAAGTGATAGCTCGTTCAATTATTATAAGTTTACTACAGACTTAACAAATTTAGGTGCTATTGACTGGGATGCAGCCATTGCAGTTACTGGTGTTAGTGGTAATGGATCAACTGTAACTGTTACATACTCTACTCAACCAAGTGCTCCATTTATAGTTGGCGATTTTATTACCATTGCAGAAGTAATCGACGACGGTAACGGTGGCACAACTTCATATAACGGTGCATATCGCGTAACTGCTTGTTCAACTACACAAGTACAAATTGCAAGTACTGTAACTTCTACATATACTACCGGAGGTTATGTTGGTTCCAAGACACAAGGTTCACGAGTTGGTGATAACAAAATTTCTGTTCTTGAAATTAGTCAAGCGACAGTAATTAATCAAATCAATAAAGGAACATACTTATTTGGCTGGCATGGACGTACACATAGAGCAGTAAGTTATACAGTACCGTTAAAAATTGCTCAAGCAAGTACTGTTGTCAGTTGGACTGTAGGTTCTAGAACCCTAGTGGTCGATGCTGTTGCCGGAGATATTGAACTAGGAGATAAAGTTAGTGGAACTGGTTTTCCTGTAGCGTCTCCTGTGTATGTTCAAAGTATAACAGCTCCAGTAGCTCCTGCTACACAATATACATTAGTGCTTGATTCAGCAACTGGAGTTACAAGTCCAAGCGGAACAATTACATTTGGTATTGCTCGTAGTGGTTATTTAAATATCGATGCAAACTCGATAACAAACATCTTAGGCGATGGCTCTAGCATTCCAGCATTGTCTTTTGTGAGCAAGACTGTTCCTACATCAGGATTAAAATTTGCAACATACGATATTGCTTGGACTCCTAACTCATTACCAATTGTTGATAACTGGTATAAATTCTCAGGACAAACAACTACTGCCTACAACTACTGGAAACAAATATCAGGCGCGGTAAGCCAAACAAAAATCGCTGTAAGCGATGTTACTGGTTTACAAGTTGGTATGATTGTAACTAGTTTAAGTGCTGGTGCATTTATTCTAGATGGTACTATTATTCAAAGTATTGATAGTACTACAAACTCATTTATAGTAAGTCCGGCATGTTGGGTTCCAGCAGGATCAACAGTTAGTTCAACTGTTGTTGCAACTGTAGCCAGTGTCACTATTACAAATGCTGGCAGTGGATATTCTGCAACACCTCCAATACTTACATTCTCTGGTGGAGATCCTATTGTTCCAGCTATTGCAAAATGTACAGTTAAAAATGGCTCTATTGATACTGTAACTTTAGTAAGTCCTGGTTACGGTTATACTAGCCAACCAACTATTATATTAAGTTATGGTAATGCTGTATTAACTCCAGTGTTAACTTCTAGTCCAACTGTTACAACAACAGCAACGGCTGGTGTTAGCACAAATAGAATTACTGTTGCTTACTCAAGTGATCCTGGAACATTTGTTGAAGAAGATTCAGCAGTAGTTACAGGTGCTATTGCAGATTCAGTTGGTGGATTAAGTGCTGGTACAATACTAAACGTAACCGCAGTTACATCAGGAACCTTACGAAAAGGTATGCGTATCTTTGGTCTTGGTATCAGTGCAAATACGTTTATTACTGAATTAAATGTAGATAACGGAGCAAGAACAGGTACAGGCGGTGTTGGAACTTATACTGTTGGCGTAAGTCAACTGGTAGCATCTACTACTTTATCAACACTTGTTCCTATTACTGGATTTACAGATAAAACCGGACCAGCAATTATTGTTGGTAGTATAAGTGGTACAACATTGTCAGTGGCCAGTGTAAGCTCGGGTACATTAGCAATTGGGCAACGGATTACTGGAACTGGTGTTAGTGCTAATACATATATTACAGCAGGATCGGGTTCTAGTTGGACAGTTAGTGTGAGTCAGACTGTAGGTGCTGGTACAACAATAACTGCTGGTTACAGAGTAATATTAACATTCGAAACCCAAGCAACAGCTCCTACTGCAAGTAAATGGTATAGAATTAAAGATAGCAATAATCCATTATACAACGGATTATATTATGCTGTTGCATCAACATCAAGTAATATAACATTAGCATATGATTATAATGCTGGAACATGGAATCCTGCTATTACCATTAGCGCATTTGCAACTAAAACAGGAACTGGCCCATACTTAGTAACTTATACAATCCCAACACAAACACAACTTCCACAAGCTGGAACTGTTTGGACTGTAACTGGTAATGCAACAGCAGCATACAACGGATCATATACTGTAACAGCATCAACAGCAACAAGTGTTACATTAAGTTATCCAGCAGATCCAGGCTCGTACGGTGTTAATACCACAACATTAACTCCTGTAGTAAGTCTTGCTAGACAAGTACTAAGTGCTGACAGTAGTCAATTAGGCCTTACAAAGCCATTTGATACTGCATCTGCAGCAACATTACGTTTAGGCTATCCAGCAAATGCGGCTGCACAAATTACAACACGTATTAGTACTTGCCGAGCAACTGGACACGACTTCTTAGATATTGGTACAGGTAGTTACTCAACTACTAACTATCCAGTTCAAATTTATGGTAACCCAACTCAAAGTAAACAACAGGCTAACGAAGTTTACGAAGAAGGTGTAGGTCGTGTGTTCTATGTAACATCAGACCAAAACGGTATCTTCCGTGTAGGTAGATTCTTCACAGTTGACCAGGGTACTGGTACTGTTACATTCTCAGCATCAATTGCGTTGAGTAATTTGGACGGTTTAGGATTTAAGCGTGGTGTGGTTGTAAGTGAATTCTCAACAGATTCGTCAATGACTAACAACGCACCTGAAATTGTTCCTGTACAATCAGCTGTTCGTGGATACATTGATAAACGTCTAGGTCTAGACCACGGTGGTGGTCCAGTTGCGTTAAGCAATTTAGTTGGTCCAGGATTCATGGCTCTTAATGGTTCGTTGACTATGAAGGGTAACATGAACATGGGTACGTTTGCTATTACAAACGTAGCAACTCCATTGGTAACTGATGCAGGCACAAATGCTGCAAACAAACAATATGTTGACGTGGCAGTTGCTAACTTTGATGAATTTAAAGAACTACGCGATGTTCAATGGACCAGTTTAATAGAAGGTAATATACCTGTATACGACCAAAGTACTTCACTGACTGTTATTGGTGGTATTGGTAACGGTACTACAATTACTTTAAACTTTGCTACACAATCAATTACTCCTTATCCAGTAGGTTCAATTATTGTTGTTAGCGGAGTTAGTCCAGGAACATACAACGGAACTTACATTGTTACTGGCGGCTCTACTAACTCGGTTAGCTATGCCAGCGTGGTAACAACCCCGTGGGCTGGAGGAGGAACTGTTGTTGCTAATAAATGGCGCAATATTAACTTGCCAGATAGCGCATTAACTAGTGATGTTCTACTAACCTATAACGGTACTACTGGAAAAATTACTAGTGCTATCCAAGCAGGCAAGATAGTCAACACTATGATTAGTTCAACGGCGGCAATTGCACAAAGTAAACTTGCATTAAATGCGGCTGCTACTCGTGCTAATGCTACAGGTATTACTCAAGCAGACTTAGGTTTATCATCGTTTAAGAATACCGAGTTTGATGCGGCTAATGGTTGGATTAGTTTAAAAGATGCTGTTAGTTCTAGTACTGGTATACTTTATGCTAAACTGCAACATGCTAGCCAAGGAACTGTATTAGGTCGAGCAAGCGGTACAGGCACTGGTGCTGTTGGAGAAATATCGTTTGGATCAATTGTTGCTTCTGGCGATGGTATTAGAAATTCACCATTTTCTTCAAGCGGTGTAATGACAGTTACATACGACGGATCGAGTACTAGCAATAATACATATACTGTTACTCCAGTAAGCAATGCAGGAGGAACTAATAGCATTGTTAAAACTAATGGTGCAAATTTAAATATTAACAGTGGTTCAATTAATGCAACTTCACTAAAGATTAGTGATAATAAAATTATTGATATTAACGCTGGTACAAACGCTGTTCAGTTTTACACACCAGGCGTGTTTAATTTCTTGTCAGCAACTGGTACTAGCGGCTCCAACGGCATTACTACACTGAATGGTGGTATTTTAGATGTTACCGCTGGAACATTGAAATCTCTTAACTTAACAACTGGTGCAAGCGGTACTGCTGGTGCAATTACAGGTAACTGGAGTGTGTCAAGTTCTAGCATAATTGATGTTAGAAACGGAACACTATACAGCAATACATTAAGTGCTGGTAGTGATACAACAACTGGTACTATTAGTGGTTACTGGTCACTTAGTGGTTCAAGTCGTTTACAAGCAACCTACGCTGACTTAGCAGAGTATTACGAAGGTGATCAAAATTATAAACCTGGAATGGTATTAGTGTTCGGGGGCGATAAAGAAGTTACTACAACTACTACTATGAATGATACAAGAGCTGCAGGTGTAGTAACAACTAACCCAGCTTATATTATGAACAGCGAACAAACAGGTATTAAAGTTTGTATTGCACTGGCGGGTAGGGTACCGTGTTGGGTAGTTGGACGGGTTAAGAAAGGCGACTTATTAACAACATCGTCGACACCTGGTTGTGCTGTTAAGGCAAACAATCCAACGCTAGGATCTATTATTGGTAAGGCACTAGAAGATAAAGACAGTGGTGAAGCTAGTGTAATTCAAGTTGCTGTAGGGAGAGTATAATGACTAAACAAACTATATTCATTGGCCAAACAGCAAATGATCGCACCGGTGATCCGTTACGCACTGCGTTTGAAAAAGTAAATTCTAACTTTGACGAGCTATACGCTAGGACTGGAGATGATATACAAATCCCAGCCTTAGCAGGTAATACTGGTAAAGTACTTACTACCAATGGCACTACACTAAGTTGGAGTGCTAGTAATTCATTTAATCAAAGTCTTAATACCACAAATTCTGTAACTTTTAATAGTGTAGCATCCTCAACAGTTAATGTTTCCCAGATCAACGGAACTAATCCTGGCAATGAACTGATAATACAAGCAAACAGTCGTAATTGGGTATTTGGCACAGATGGTACACTAACACTACCAAATTTAGGAACTGTTACTAATCCTAGTGTTGGCGGCGGCACTACTGGAACTATATACACCTTTACTGTTAGTTCTAACGCTGGTGGTTCAGAATCATTAGTAGACGCTATCAGAGTACAATTATCATCTACTATTCAAACACAATCAGTTGGAATTGGTTGGATTATTACTTTTGCTAGTGGTTTACAAAAAACATTAACAAACTCGGCAGCGGCAGCTTTCCCCGGTGGATGGGATCTAACATGGAGTGGATCGGTTAATCTTAGTTCATCTGATGTTTGGCCGTTAACTGTACAAAGTGCAGACTATGCAGTAGGAACTACAACTAAGAGTTTAGAATTAACCCCAGACGGTACAATAACCTGGACGTTTAATTCAGATGGTACGTTGTCTCTTCCAAACACCGGATCTATTCAACAAAAATTTGTTGAGACAAAAGTAACACAATCAAATATTATTTTAAATGCAAGCTCTGGTGTAATATGGACAGCAAATAATCTTTATGCAAGCGGGGCTAAACTTATAATTCAAGCTGAAATAGATGAAACTGGTGATGCCACAGGATGGCACAGTCAAGTATGTGAGGCAATTATTGCTTCAAGAGGTTATGCTAGTAGTGCTAGCGGGCCGCTTGGTGATCCGCACATGACTGTGTATGGTGTAACTCATACCAGCACTGACCCACTAATAACATTCACTGTACAACGTGACCCTGTAACTAATTTAATTGAAGTTACTGGAACTAGAACAGCAACCGCTGTGTCGTCAGCTAGAGTAGATTTTAGAATTCATTCAGTAGAAATGTCAACAAGCGATTAACGGTAAATATTAAAAAGAGAACGCACTATGCCAATACAAGAAATTCAATTAGGTAATTACGCAAACGATGGAACAGGTGACGATTTACGCACCGCGTTTAAAAAGGTCAATGAAAACTTTGTCTTAGTAGGCGGTACATTAGGAATCATTGGCGGAGAGAATGTTGGAGCAGGAACCGGAGTTTTTAAACGCAGAGATAACGACAACTTAACATTAGAATTTAAATCGTTAACCAGTACTGATGGTTCTATTGAACTAACTAATACTGTCGATACTGTAAATTTAAAAAGTTTATCTAAGTTAGAAAATGACCCAAGCCCAAGCCTAAGTGCAGACTTAGAACTTAATGGTAATAATATTACTATTGGTTCTGTTGGAGGCGGCGAAGTACAAACTACAGTATTTGGAATCGATGTAAGAACAACAAATGCCTTAATCGAATTACTAATAAATTCAAATTCTGTTACTATCGACTTTGGATCGTTTATCGATGGTACTGCTGGAACTATTGATGCTCCAAACACCGAATTAAATATGAATGGAGTTACTCCAGACTTTTTAGGGTTTTCAGTTGTAGATCCTTCAGGAACAAACTTAGACTTTGGTTCTATTGTTTAACAGAGAGCAGTTATGCCACTAAATGTATGGACTAAGCCCACAGGCTGGAATTTTGGACAACAACCTGGAACTAACATATCAGTTGCTTCGGGTAATTTTATTGTGGGTTATCAGTATGTAATTCAAACTGTAGGTACTACTGATTTTAAAAAAATTGGTGCTGCTTCAAACACCGTTGGAATTATCTTCACAGCAACTAATAACGGAACAGAGGCTGGACCTATAGGTACTAATGTAGTTACAGGACTTACATATATTACGCCGGGATCCGGCGTTGCTTCGAGATTAGCGTTTAGCGAACGAATTGTACTAACCCTTTTGCTACCAGTTGAAAACGAAACTGGTGTTAATTTTAATATTATATCTGGAAAATTACCAGGCGGTTTAAGATTAAATTATAACACAGAAATAAACAAATGGGTTATTTCAGGATCTGCGTTTGAAGTTCCGCGTGTTACCGACTTTACATTTTGTATCAGAGCCAGTAAAGATGGACAAATTGCCGATAGAACATTTACAATAACTATTGAAGGTGAAGATAAACCTGAATTCGTTACTCCAACAGGGTTACTAAATTTAGGCGATCCAAATGAATTGTTTGTAATGGATAGCAGTCCTGTCGATTATCAATTACAAGTTATAGACAACGATACAACTACTGGACAAAAATTAAGTTATTTTATAGCACGGGGTGATGGAGAATTACCGCCAGGACTAATATTAACCAACGACGGACGTATTGTAGGATTTGTTCAACCTACACTAGCTATTAGACCTGAAGATGGTGATGGCACATACTCTAACAGCTCGTACGATGCAGTTGCATACGATTTTGCATTTATTCCAACAAATGGATATGACAGTTATATTTACGACAGCGTATTTTTTGATTTTGCATTACAACAAAACAAACCTCGAAAACTAAATCGTACATACGAGTTTGTAATAACAGTTACAGACGGCGACAGTTTTTCCAAACGTAAATTTAAAATTTTTGTAGTTGGTGATGATTATTTCCGTGCTGACAATACAACTTGGTTAAGTGGTAATCCATTGTTCAACGCTGACGTTACTTATTTGCGTCCACCAACTTGGATTACTTCTAGTTATCTAGGATTGTACAGAGCTAATAACTATGTTACTCTTATATTAGACACGTACGATACAGAAAATGTAATTTATAGTTTAGAACAAATTAATGCTGACTGTAAAGCAACAACTAGAAAAATTTCTACTGGTGATAACTCAATTGGAGGATTTTTTGTATCAATTACATTACCAACTAGCACACCAGCTATTAATAGTCGATTAACATTTGCAGGACTTGTTGAAGATTCAACAACTGTACATTCAGTAATTAATGTAGTATCATTACCTAATAATGAATTTCGTTTAACGTTATATGAACCATTACAAACTAATATACCAGACGGTGTTGATTTTTTAATTGGCTCGCTAAGTGAACTGCCGCCAGGGATGGCATTTGATGAAAACAATGCAGAGGTGTTTGGATTAGTTCCTTATCAGCCTGCTATTACAAAAACTTATAAATTTACTGTTACTGCTGCAAAAATAAGCGACAGCGGGGAATTTGCAAAATCACCAAAAATATTTACAGTAGACTTACTTGGTGAAGTTGATAGTGTGTTATCCTGGGAAACGCCTAGCGATTTAGGAACTATTAATGCTAACTTTGTTTCAACATTAAGCGTCAAAGCAAATTCAAATATTGAAAATAATACAATACTTTATACAATAACTAGTGGACGTCTTCCTCCTGGACTAAGTTTAGACCTAGACGGCGAAATTATTGGGAAAGTAAATCAATATGCTACATTAGACGAATTAGGCAATGTAATTTCGCTAGGATTAACTACATTTGATTTTACAACTGATGTAACTACATTTGATGGTGATACTTCTAGTATTGATAGAAATTACGAATTTACAATTAAAGCCCAAGATCAATATGGTTATAGTGCAATCAGTAAAACATTTACAATTTCTGTTGATACTCCTAATCAATTAGTTTATAGTAATATAAGAGTAAAACCGTTCCTAAAAACAACACAGCGTAACACATGGCGTGAATTCATTAATAATGCTACTGTATTTTCTCCACTGAGCATTTATAGACCAAATGATCCAAACTTTGGTATACAAACTGAATTAGCAATGTTAGTGTTTGCCGGTATCGAAACTAAAGAGGCAGCGGCGTATGTAAGTGCAATAGGTCTAAACCATAAGCGTAAACGATTTCATTTTGGAGAAATTAAAAAGTCCACAGCGTTTGTTCCAGGAACAAAAACTGCTGTATACGAAGTAATCTATGTCGAGATGTTGGACCCGTTAGAACCTAACGGAAAACGATTAGCTAACAAAATTGAAAATCTCAGTTTACAACCTAAAAAAATAACAGTAGATGCTAACAATTCAATTTGGAGTCGTAATCTCTCTGACTTAATTGAAGACGAACCTTACCGAGAAAGACCAGATCAAATTATAACTGTAGACAGTCAAGGATACGAAGTTTCCAACCCAAATCCTTCTACATATTTTCCTAACAGTATTTCCAATTGGAGAGATCGTTTAAAAAAATGGACTAACGGAAATGAAAGTTTTAATGTTGAACGTAATTATTTGCCCTTATGGATGCGTAGTATTCAGCCTGGATCTAAGCAAGAAATTGATTTTCAATTAGCTGTGCCACTGTGCTATTGCAAAGTTGGAGCAGCTGACGATATTTTGTTAAACATTAAAAATTACATAAAAACAACAGGTTTTACTTTTAATCAGCTAGATTATAC